GCTGCCTATGCTGCCGCTGCTACCGCCGCCACCTATGCCGCCGCTGTTTCCTGTGCCGCCACCTATGCCGCCGCTGCTGCCTGTGCCCATACCGCCGCTGCTGCCTGTGCCCATACCGCCGCTGCTGCTCGTGACGTCGACTATGCCGCCGATGCATATACAAAAAACAGCGAGCACACGGCAGAGATTTGCAGGGATATGCTTACAGAAGCAGTCTTCGCCGCGCTCGAAGCGGCAGAAGGGTTGAAAATATGAAATGTAGTTGTGATGACCTAGAAATAATAACGTATGTCGATGACAACACCGGAGAGAGGCTAATCTCTCATGGCGTTTGTAGGAAGTGTCTTAGAAACGTATGCCCACCACCCATCACTCTAGCGGAATATTATCGTGCGCTCAGTTACGTTTCCACTCACCCACCCGAGATGCTATATATGTATCACACGCAAATACTTTGGGAGATGATACGTAGAGAATTTACTCCAGATTACAAATGGTTTTTCCCAGAATACAGAAGGAAGGCCATGCCTTCGACGCCGGGAGGGCCTCTGTCTCTTCCTAAATCCTGCCCACCAGTGCATATATACCCAGAGCACGACGAGGCATATCTAAACGAGTGCTTAAACAACTTATTAGCAAAGGGCATCGATCTCAGAAATATGCCTTAGATAATGATTGTCGTTTATCTTGGGGTGAATCTTGAAAATATCGCTTTTGCCACAAAAGGCGTTTAATATCAACACTGCAACTATTCTACACTGCTCCTGTACTTTACCGTCAATTCTAAGATTAAAAAAATCCCACCACATTTGAAGATTTCCAGACATAGTTATTGTCGTCTCTATCGACTGGGGCAAAACATCTCTTGCATCTTCTTTGGTGACGCCGTTATTCCTGAGCCATGCGTATGTCTCTAAAGACTTACGCAGAGCTTGGGTGTATTTTTTAATGTATTCTGGGTTGGAGACTATTTTTTTAGGTATCGAAAAAGCAGCGTTTCTAACATCTACATACCTTTGAGACTTCTCTAGGTAGTCAGCATGGCCTTTCCTAAGTATCTGTCGCCCAGTAGCCCGGCTAATTCCCATAATCTTGACGCTGGCAAATCCATGTCTAAGTACAGACAAGTGTCCAGAGCTAGAAATGACGCGAGGTATGCGGCTTTCGTCACAGTCACTCAGATCATAACAAGTATTTATGGCGGGTAACACAGCGTCGGTGTTAAAAGCAAGAAGTTTTATGTGTGGATAACAAAATTTTATTTTTATTGACATTTTTTTCTCCTTTTGGTTTTTTTAGATTTTATGGGGAAGCCCCTATCCAGTTCCGGCTGACTTATCTTGTACCTGAGTAACGAGAGTGCATCCGCCTCATCGTCAGAAATTGAAATACTATCTGGAATGTTATAATGTGCTCTGGCTGCCGCAATCATTTGGAACTTCTCTGCTCTGCCCTTTCCAGTAGTTACCAGTTTTAGTCTGGTAGGGCTTACTTCCATAGGAACTGTCTTATTTGAGAAAGCACTCAGCACAGCTCCTGAGAATCTTCCTATTCTATATGCGCCCTGAATCGCACCCAAGGCTCCCCCCTCTACAACCAAGGATGCGGCTCTTGTCACATCTACTATAAATTTCTCCCCAGTAGAAATGCTTAACATGGTCACCCTCCGAAGCTCCTCAGCAGCTCTCCACCCTCTGGAAATGTCATCCAAATCGGCTGATGATTTTATTTTACCAAGTAAGATTGAGGATTGACCATCGATTTCGCACAGCGCCGCAACACCAGTACTCTGCATGGAAATGTCAAGGGCGCACACCTCGCATGAATTGCAGAATTTATACTCAGAACGCAGTTCGCATGTACTTTCGTTTTTTATGTGTAAAACTATATTTTTTATATCTTGGAGGGTATTTCCCATAACGACATCTTGTACTTTGTTGCCGGCCGTAGTGGTAATGTCCGCCCAGTTTTTGCCAAGTGCAATACTGGCAGTTAATTTATCTACTGCTAAATTTAAGATATTTTTTGGAAAATTTATGAAAATAATTTTTTTACTGTTAACGAGTCCAGAGACTAGCCTTTGATACAGCGTTTCGTTGTTATTATACTCTATTGAAATGGAGATATTCGCTTTTTGTTTGCCTTTATAAAAAAATTGGAATGCTGTATAATGCTTTTGCAATTTCTGGAGATCTGGCAATATCTCATCCCAGATTAAAATACCACAACCATGACCGACTCTCTTTGTGCACTCATTAACAAAGTAGCGGTATTCGTTGCTCCCGCATCGAATACTGTAAATGCTTTCTATTCCCGACAAACATAAGAGATCTTTCAGGAGCAGCCCTATGCTAAGAGTAGCAACCGTATCGTGCTCGTTCAGTGATGACATAGTTTTCGAAAACCCCTCCCTAGTTCTTTATGCAGTAGGATGCAAGTGGGCCTGTCCCGGCTGTCATAATAAATCGCTACAATGCTTTGAATTAAATGATGATAACACTGGTTTGCATGAAGAGGCAATCATAGAGATAATAAAAGCTAAATCTGAATTTTTAAAAAAAGTCTCCTGCCATGACCTGACTGTTGTGGGTTCTGGGGGGGATTTTTTCTTTCAGTTAGAAGATTGGCTAGCGTTAGTGCATAAAATTAAGCTTCTATGCCCCTATGTTAAGATCATTTGGTATACGGGGGCCGATTTCTCTGAAGAGGGGGGTGAGGACAAGTGCAGACTTAAGGAAATAGACGCAATTCTGTGGGGCAGACTACGTAACTCTGATGGGTTAGTGGTAAAGCAACTCTCGTTAGCCAAGGACGGCCATGCAACTATCACAGATGTAATTATTGGACAATATCGACCAGAATTTGAAGATAAAAACTTACAGGAGATAAAAAAATGTTAGATGATAGATCTTACCAAATGTTCCAGAAACACATGACTGAAGAGCCAGGTGAAATAGCTTACGATAAAAATGCCAATGCCGCTAACTTTTCTTTCAGTAACTTTGCCATGGACTACGCAGCAAAAGGTCTTGCAGACCTGACCGTAAAAATGATGTATGATAATCTTTCAGAGCACATGACTCGTGAGGAGTTAGATAAATTCTGGCGTGAAGAAGCACACATGTCCGGGCCGGCCGCCCCTAAATATTTCTATTTTCATGACATAACTAAGGGCATCATACCATATTGCTATGCCACTTCTACTGGTAGAATACTACTTGAGGGACTCCAGTATGTAGAGGATTACCCATCAGACAGGCCCAAGAGATTTGACAGCTATGTTATGCAGGTCATAGACCTAGTTCTAGAGATGGCACAAGATCATGCCGGCGCAATAGCAATCCCAGACTTGTTTGTAAACTCCGCTGAGTTTTTTAAATCTGTCGAGCATGTTAATCAAGAGAAATACCACATTGCTAATGTATACCAATCAATGATCTTTACCTTCCACAGAAAAGTGAGGCCATCAGGCCAATCTCCGTTTGTAAATGTGACTATCGCGGACGCTCCGACGCTTGATGTAGTATTCAAGCAAACGCCAGAGCAGATACTAATTATAAAAGCGCTACAGAAAGTCTTTCTTGAAGAATTCGCTAAAGGGATAAAGGGCAAGCCTTTTAGATTCCCCGTAACTACGGCCAATATAGCCCTCTCACCAACAAGAGAAATTCTAGACGAAGAGTGGCTCCATGAGATAGCCTCTTACCTAAAAACCGGTAGACTTAACATATACATCTCTAAAGATGCCAGGAAGTTCGCATCATGTTGCCGAATGTCAAATGATTTAGATTTACTTATGGACATGGCAGGCGTAGACTCTTTTGGCAATGGGGGGGTCAGAATAGGCTCTCACAGAGTCGTTACTTTAAATATCCCGAAAATAATCTCAGACGGGAAATCTTTAGAGGAGTATACAAACACCGCCATAAAAGTGCTTAAGACCCATAGAGAACTTTTAAGAAGTTTAGTGTCGCATAAGTCTGGGAAGTTTTTAAAGTTCTTTAAGAATAATTGGGAGAACCTAGATCAGAATTTTTTCTCCACTGTAGGTATTATAGGCATCTGGGAAGGGGCAATAATATCCCTAAGTAAGAAAGGTGTTCAATCGCCAAAATTAGTAGAGATAATCGAGGAAATAAAGAGCATCATGCTCATAATAAAAGATTCGGTATCATGCATGTCTAAGTGTCTAAAAATGCCAATAAACATAGAGCAGATACCTGGGGAAAGTGCTGCGGCAGAGTTAGGGCAGGAAGTGGGCCTCCAGATATTAAGCAATCAGTATATACCACTTTGGGAAGATGTTGATCTATTAGACAGAGTGAAATACGCAGGAGAGCTGGATGAATACTTTACGGGGGGTGCGATTACTCATCTGAATATAGAAAAACAACTGACGAACAAAAGCATGATTTCATTGATAAAAATGGCCGCAAAGGCAGGGATGACTCATTTCGCACCGACACATGTGTATGCTCAATGCGAGAATCAGCATAATACTATAGGAAAACACAGTGAATGCCCGATTTGCAAAGGGAAAATAGTAGATTACACGACAAGAATAATTGGGTACTTCGTCCCATTATCAAGCTGGAACAAAGTTAGAAAGACAGAATTTTGGTCAAGAAGGTTCTCAGAAGGGCCAGCATAAAAAAAACGGAAAAATACGTTATAAGGACAGTAATCTTACAAATAGGACATAGCGTTCTCATCGACGCATATGACTTTAAAATTAATCGGCAATCCCAACCTGGGGCAACCGCTGCCCCATACAGGCTTAAGGTAGACCCCAATCAGATGTAAGGTCTGCCCCGCGCAAAGTGTAAGGCCGGCCAGAACAGGGTAAGATTGCCGATTTTTTTTAACAAAAAAATCTTTCACATAGGACTTAGCGTTGCCATCGACGCATATAAACATAATATACGATGGCCCAAACCTCCGCTGCTGTCATGTTGATCGTCCTCTGGATCACGATCCGAGAAGTACGACCAACATGACAGCAGCGACGGTTGGACCATCCAGGTAGACGTTTGAATAAAAACAAAATTGGAACCACGAGACACGCACATGTAGTGAAAGACAATATATACACACTTTAGAACTTAGCGTTGTCATCGACGCATATGACTTTAAAACTTGTTTGTTCTCCTCCACAGTCGGATGACTAATAATAAAAGGTAATTATTAGTCACCCGACTGTGGAAGGAGAACAAGACTACCAGGATCAAAACATCTCAGGACCAAATCGCCCTAAATCCATATTGGGAGGACAACGTTGCACAATCAAAACAAACACATTGTAAAGGTGTAGCTTATGAAGGAATTTATGTTTTTAAACCTAGAATTGCGGGGGCACATGTCCCCATCTTTTCTGTCTACAATGCTGGCATGCTCAATGAAGGGGGTCTTAGGCTCAATCCTAAGGCTCCCCTTTCATTGTAAGTCCCCTGCCCTAACCAAAGGTAAGATAATACACAAGGCTTTAGAGAATTACTTTCTAAAAATCAAAAGCAAATCTGCACCAAGAGGTGCGGAAGAAACATTTTCAGAATGTCTTCATCAAGCAGTAGAGTTCTTCAAGAAACAAAAGAAAGAACTAATTGATGAAGATGTCTTGAAACAGTCAGCTGAGATTTTAGAAAGTAATTCCGCCCTAATAACTGGTATGGGAGATTTTTTAGCTAACAATTTTGAGTATCAGACACACGATGCGGCTATTGACACTGAACAAACTTATGATGAAATCATCATAAAAAAAAAGAAGTTCAAAGGCCAGCTAGATTTGCGGTATGACAGACGACTGATCGACTTTAAAACCGCAGGGCAGGACCACCCTAAAGATCCATTAAGTAACAAGTTCCATAAAATGAAGCTTAGGCAAGAATTCAAGCAACAGTTACTGGTTTACAAAAAGGCCATAGAACAAAAGACTGACATTATAATAGAGTCTTACGAGATACATGAGTTTATTCTAACTAAGAATTTTAAAATTTACTCATACATGTTTACCCCAGAAGAAATCCAGTCGGCAGAAAAAGAATTATTCGAAAGAATAGACTTAGTAGATGATATTCTTAGGAATAATAAAATCAGCAGGAATTACAGAAATGGCAACTGCCCGTGTGAATATGCTGAATATTGCCTGGACGAAGAGAACCTAAAAATGCTATTATCAAAACCCAAACCAAATTTTTTAACAGGAGACGATTTATGAACACCGACCTTACCACAATTGACGCCAGTATTTTGACAGACAATCCGGAGCTCGCTGCCCTCATCGAAGAGAGTGCCCAGCATGACATCGCGGCCTTTGGTGCCAGAATCAACAGGTTCCCTAAAGTGAAGGTGGGTCATTCCAACCAGACGTTTAGTTTACCCGATGACTCAGTCACGAAAGAATTGAAGGGCTGGGTTGTCACTCATGCCTCATTCATGGAATACTACGAAAAGCGGGAAGACCAGGGTGAGGATGAAAACAAAGCACCAGTGTGCGTAGCTATCAACCATGGAAGACCCTCAAAATTCGAAAGCTGTGAAACATGCCCACACCATGAGTGGAAGGACAAACGCGTGGGTGAGGGTAAGTACAGAGAGTGCTCATCTTCGCACAGACTTCTTATTAAAATTCCAAAAATTGACAGACCCGTAGAGCTTAAAATTCCTCAGACTAGCGTCGGTGCCTTTAATAAAAAGATCCAGGAGCTCAAGAGCGCCTCTAAGTCACCGCTGTGTTTATTCGACTTTTCAATCAGGCTCTCATCTAAGAAAGATGGGAATTCTGAATGGTCCATGTTTGAGTTTACTTTCACGCCCTTGACTGCCGAAAGCAAGGTCGAGCTTGCAAAAGAAGCTCAAAATCGTCTGCGCGAACAGAAAGATTTGTTAAAATATTTTGAAAACATTTACGGCGCAATGAATGCCGCTAACTCTATTAAAAATAGCGGCACATCTGGCAAACATCAGACTGCTCCAGTGGAAAAAACACTGTTTAACAAAGTTACAGGACGTGTTAAGCCAGAAGCTTCAGTTTCGGATGCTGAGATTGTGGATAATCCAGATCTGGACGATCTTGCTTTTTAAGCTAACAAAGGCCTCGGATTAGTTCCGGGGCCTTTTTTCGATTTTATTTTTTTTACTATTTTCCAACCAGGAGTGTCTTATGACGGATGGTACCGTTCTTTATGAGCAGCTAGATTTAACTCCGGAAAATGTTTCGCTATTCAGCAGCTTTTATAAAACAAATAAGCACTGCTACGCCGAGCAACTCCCCCCTAACGAGAATAACAAATCCAGGTACAATAAAATAGAAGGCCCGAACGCAGATTTCGATGAGGCTCTAATTAGTCATTTAGATGGGAGCCGAACTCTTGGTGTTTACACGATTATACTTGAAGAGCCCAGTAAAGATTGCTGCCTGCATTGCACCTTTGACTTCGACCTTGGAATCGAAGACCGACGGGGGATCGAGCAGATAACGGACTCTAAGGCTAGAGATGAGGCGTTTAGCCAGGCTTTGTTAGTGCTAGAAAACAAAGTTAGAGACTTTATTATTTACTTGAATTCTGTTGGCATAACCAACGACATGTATTTAGTTTCTTTCTCAGGCAGTAAAGGCTGGCATTTAGACATATTTTTCGACAGACCCATACCTGTCAAGACCGTGTACAACTTCGCGTCTATTATAAAAACTCAAGCAAAACTACCTAAATCTCTAGAGGTTTTTCCAAAACAGATGGCGTCAGGGGGAGCATATGGAAGCTTGATAAAGCTCCCACTAGGCGTGCACCGAGTTACTGGTAAACGAGGGTATTTCGTAGATCTGTTCCAGGATGCGAATAAGCCACCCCTATCTCAATTTGATTACCTAAAAAAGACACGAAAGCTTTCGATGGATGACATTGGAGAGCTCCTAGACAAAATAAACAATATACAATTAAACGTGGGAACTTATTCTCCAGAAGGAGAGATAAAGGACTTATCCAAGCCCCCTACGTGTGCTTCTATTAGTAGCATGCTGAGCGGATGCAATGCGCTGAAAAGATTAATTAACAAGGCACAGAAAGAGCATCATTTACTACACGAAGAGCGAGTCTGTCTGATGACTTTTTGCATACATTTTGGTGAGAGCGGTGCTGAAAAACTTCATGAGATTATCGCTAATTGCTCTGACTACAGCAAAGAAGAAACTGAAAAGATGATACGGCATGCGAGAGATCAGAAGAAGTACATTCCGATGTCTTGCGCCAGAATGCAAAACATCCATATTTGCGCCAAGAATTGTGCTGAGATCATAGACCGGGGAGGCTTGTCCCCCATAAAACTCGCATACCCTAAATCAAAGGTAGATCAAAGGCTTGAACTGGTTGAGCAAGTTGAGCAGTATCAAGTAATAGGTAAGTCAATATCAGTCCCATTCAAAGCTGACTCATTAGTTGGTGGCTCATACCATGTTCCTAAAGAAGTAATATTTACTTGTTCGGAAGGGTGCCCAGCCAGGACTGGCAATAAAGTCATCTGCGATTTTAATAATAAATCGGGTGAGACTAAATATGTAGTTTCGTCTGATGGGAAAGACCTGATCTCATGTATAGGTATCCCTGAGGCAAACAACAAGAGGGTTCTGATGGGATTTGCTAGAATACCGTGTGTAAAGCCGGCTTTTCTAAAAATGACTGAAAAATCCCACCACCATGTACAGCCCATCATGATATCATCTGCGGATGAAGTTATGAGAAACATGCTATTTAAAAGCCGGTTCTCCATAGAGCCTAGGACATATTATTCATATTTTAATGGCCACAGCATAAATGTGTCGACTGACTATATTGGAATTGGCCGAGTCCATCCACATCCGAAAGATCAAAAAACTACTTTCGTCTTCTCTAAAGTAGAACGAATGTTAGGTAATTTAGACCAATTCAATCCTACTCCAGAACAGCTGGAGCAGCTGAAAGCTTACAAGGCTCTGGATAAGCAGGAGCTCGTATACTCAATGGCAGACCAGGTTTGCGGCATTAGGGGTAGATACAGAGAGGCACTCACTGTAATGCTCACCCTATTCAGTCCACTACAGATTGAGTTTAACGGCCGTATGCTAGACAGAGGCTGGGTGGAGACATGCTTCATCGGAGATTCCTCACAGGGCAAATCAAAAATGCCAGAACATATTTTGAAATTCCTTGGGACGTATAACCACGTAAGCGGGGGGAATGCTACTACTGCCGGCTTAATTGGGGGCGTGGATAAGTATGACAACCACCAATATATATCCTGGGGGCTGTTGCCTATTAGTGACAAAACAATCGTTTTCATCGATGAAATGGAAAAGCTGCAAAGTAACACACTCGCCTTAAGTGCTTTAAGAGAAATAAGGTCTACCGGCAGAGCCATGATTACAAAAATTAAGCGAGGGTCTAAAGCTTGCCGAGTACGTTTAATCGCTTCGGCAAATCCGGCAAAAGGCCTATCAATGGATACTTATAAACGTGGCTGTCAAGCAATAATGGAGATTATGGAAACGCCTGATGCTAGAAGATTTGATATATTTCAGTTCTTCTTCAAAGATGAAGTTGACGCCAGTGTAATCTTAAAAGAAGTGACAGATGTTAAACTCACTGTGCCGCAGGACGTAGTTAGGACGGGGCTTTTGTGGTCCTGGACCAGGAGCCCCGCAGAAATAATATTTCCTCCGGAAGTTACCCGGGAAATATTAAAAAAAGCCATGGTTCTAATGGATAAGTACTACGCTGCAGCTACGACACTGCCACTAATTTCCACGGATACTCATGAGAAAGTTGCTAGAATTAGTGCATCCATGGCGATGTTTAACATGAGAAGTGACGATTTTGTTAAAGTAACTGTGACAATTGAAGACGTAGAAAATGCGTATGCCCTGCTGGACGGGACTTATGGTTCAAAATCAGTAGCATTAGATGAAGAGGCAGCAGAATGCCGTAGAAAAGTAGAAGTTCCTGCCGATTGGCTTCAGTATTTTTCAAGAGTGCTGGCACGTCACCAGATACCAACTACCGTGAGCATTACCGAAATAATTTTTCACATAAATCAAGTTAACAGGATAAGGGCCGAAGAACTTGCAATGCACCTTAAACTCAACAGAAATGACGTAATTAAAGTCCTGCAACTTCTGGCCGCAGATAATATGCTAGACACAGAGTATACTGGAGGCACATATAAACCTACTGCCAAGCTGTACAAATTAGCCAGAGACTTACGTGACAGAAAGCTGTCTGGTATTACGTCCAACGATATAATCTTTTCCGGAGAAGTCAAGCCAATTGAGGAGAGTATAGATGATATATTCGGAAGAGATTCGGAAGTTAACTAATGGAAGATACAAAATTAAGTATGCCACCGATCTAAGCAGATCCAGTTTAGACAAGTCCATAGAAACTCTTGCCAAGTATGTGGCCGAGAGCACTTCCCCAATGTGCATAGTGGAATTAGTCAGGCTTTTTGGAATAAAACGATTTACTTTTAAAAAGCTGCTACTAGTCCATCTGAATTTCTTCAGAAATTATTATTCGATACCTATTTCTGAAGATGCAGTCATGTGTGCAAAGTTAACCACAGTGAAAGCAAAAACTGATCCACTGACTTATATAGCCTTAGTAATCGGTCTGTTAAAGTGTCTAGGAATATACACCAACACAGGGGCAATAGTGCTGAGGGAAGTATACAGAGCGTCCAGGGTTGGTGTCAAACACCCAGCACAGTTACCTAGGGAAATGTGGGAAGCGAATCCCGCATTGAAATACATAATAAGGACGGACATAGATAGATACCCAGAGGCATGCCTATACGCAGCCATAAATTACGCCAGACCGACAGACCCAAAACAGTTGGGGACCGGAGTAAACACGTATTTTCCGTTAGAAATCGGATTGGCGGATTTATCAAAAATAATAACAAACGAAAGTGAGAAAGAAAATGGCACGAATAATGACTCCAGAAATAAAACGATCTCTATATAAAATAAGCAAGATACCAAAATCTAATGGGACTAAGTTTAGATACATATTCAAGCCGTGTGAACTTTTGGAGATAGGCCACACAACTTTTAAAAATCATCAAAAGACCGTCTTCGCACGAAGGGTCCATCTGCGAGAGTTTTGGCGCACGGAAGGTTTCTCTACTCTCATAAAAAGACGAGATGCGACGACTGCGCAAGACTTACGAGTGCTCGAAAGCAAAAAATTTCTAACAGTGAACCCGAACTCGGCTCTATTTGCCAACCTGATACCAGAAGAGATTGTCGGAGGTGTTGCCGGCCGGCACGTCACAGAGATACCGAGACTGGCATACAAAAAAGCGGCAGTCTTTAAGACTGATATTAAGAGTTATTTTAGGGAAACAAAAAGGCCTGCCGTTATAAAGTCCATGGCTTACGTTGTTAAAAAAGAGGCACTGATATTATTTTCCTCACTCCTTACGGCCAGCGATAAGTTTCGGACCCGCATTTCCCCACAGCCCACAATATTACAACACGTTAGTCCTGACGAAATAGTCTTCAGTCCTGACTCATTGAGTGACTACTCGGTGCCGGTAATAGATTGTGAGGGCTCTTCTCTCTTTAAGAACGAATCATTATCCTTGGGAGTAGATTCATCTACGTCAGAAGTAGGGGCTGCCCTGCTACACATCAGCATATACTTATCCAAGCTGGCCTTGCTGTGCAGAGCTCAGGCTTTGCAAGTAAATCCAGTAATATTTCTTCTCATTCTTCTAAAGACGCTACATTCATCTAAGTTTGGAGTAATGAATAGCAGGGCCTTCTCAATGGATAAAGTGTCGAGCTTAGTTCCAGAGATAGGGAGGTGGACAGAAGATGGAAAGGCAGCACTTCAGGCACACTTAGTACATATTGCAAACTACATGAACACAATAGTCTTGAGTATGCACAAAAGCCTGCTGTTGATCTCCCCTTGCCCAAAAATTCTGCCGAAAGATTGCGCAGCTGACTTCCCACTCCCCGGGGCACCAGTCTCACCTGGACAAAGATTTATTATAAGGCTGGACACTGATCCTACAAAAGATGACCTAAGTGACTTTCACCCGATGCAAATTGCAAGTGCGGACGTGCCCAAAATATCAGCACATAGAGTCCCATATGGAAGCGTATGCACAGTGCTGGATGCGAGTAACGGGTCACACACTTTCACAATAAAAGGTAAAGATTACACTGCGCTACTAGCGGATAAATATTATCATATATCAATAGTTCCAAATATATCTAAGTTTTCACATGCCGATAAGCTTATTTATTTAGATACTAAGCAGAGGACAGATACCTGCACTCCGAATGCAAACGTAACATTGACCTACTTGAGTACTACAGAGGAGGGTCAACTAGAAGTGCTGAAGTCGGTGGAAATAGCAGGTACTGAGTATATCTATGCGGGAGATAAATATCTTTATTTATCGGAGCCGGGGCTTGGGTTCTCCCTACTCACAGCCCCAGACAACTTAAAAGTGAGAATATGCACACACCGAACTACGGCAAGTAAACTAATCTTAGAAGTGGGGAGCAGATATTACTCGGTTGATTTGCCACTGTCAACGCTTACAGATCTGGTACATATCTTTAGAAGTAACAGGACGGAGCTCTGTGATTTTACTAACGATATTTCTTATTGGAAAGAGGTAGAAGCCGGCATACTGACTGGGTATGAATTGACTTTGGATTTGATGACGAGCCACACAGATGGATTGCCGGAGGGCACTAGAACGAGTCCGGTGTTGGCTAACTATGTGGCGACTTATTTGGCTGACTCAGTATCAAAAGATCTGGCCAGTCTAGGGGGGCACGTGCGTGTTTATGTAGATGACTGGACAGTAATACTAGATCAAGCCCCTGACACCGAGGTAAAGTCAAAGATAATTAGTGTTATTAAGAAAGCATTTAGTAAGCTAAATTTACATATTTCTCCGGAAAAAACTAAGTTTATACTAGGGACGAAAAAGCGTGAGGTGTTCGGTATTACTTTTCTTGAGTATGATGGCCCCAAGCCTGGGGTAACGATTAGACTGGCAAGGGGCAAGTCAAGAAACTTGAGGGCAAAGATTCATAATTTAAAAAAATATGCAGCAGTGTATCTTAAATGGATGGACACAACTGGATTAATCTGCCCATCAGATAGCTACATAAAGCAGTATTTTCCGAAAGGGTATGATAGGCTCTCTCATTTGAGACTTCCCCACACTGTGAATGTCCTTCGGGGGGAGATTGCCTGGGCCGTATCTGTTTCCCATAATAAATACTCGGAGCTTTACCTGATGTTTGAAAACATAGTTCGTGATATTCGGGAGAAGATATATCCCAAGATAAAAGAGCTTTCGTATGGTCTCATAGATATGGCAGCATCTGTAACTAAAGCTCAGATTAGGGAAATAGAGAGTCTCGCAGCTATGATGTCTGTGGAAAGGAGTGACAAAATATGACATTGTCAGACATAATTAAGAGGCCAAGACACCGGGTAGAAGTGGGGGTGGTGCCGCGCACTACCGTGTCTGTTCCTGGGCTTGGCTTTCTGCCATATCCGGCAGGATTGGACAGAGTCATACAGCTTGTTTCCGCCTCCCTTCCAAAAAATTTGGCGGACATATCTCGACTATTTAACCTGCTGGTGCCTAACAGCAGGCATTTATCTCAGCCAAAGATCAGCGATTTAAACGCAGCACTTAAATATAACCGATTTATTAACGCCAAGAGCGCACCACACACAATGACTGTCTTCTCAACCAATGGTAGCGCAGCTCTTGCCCAAGAAACAGTGCTATACGCTAAAAATGCCACAGAGGGCTATTTATTGGAAGATTTAATAAAACGAGACTATGAATCTTTGCTGGCGTCCGGTGCGGTAGCTAGTGACGTTGATCTGGAAAAAATTGGAAAAATAATTAAAGACATAATTGAGAAATACGTACTAACAGCACAGGGGATGCCTTGTAAAGTGCATGTAGTGCATGACGACGCCACTTTATCCAAGCTAGTCTCAAAAATTACAGAGAAAGCATACCCCATAATTATAGATATAGAAACGTCTGGACTAGACCCATATACTAGTGACATACTAGGTATCGGGCTTTGCGTAGATGCATCTGAAGGTTTTTACATTCCGTGTAAGCAGCCTATCGGGGGGCAGCTAGACTACCAGGCATCATTCTCCTCAGAAGGCATTAAGTCAACCGAAGACATAACTTACGCAAAGATACTACCTAAGTCAAAAATCCACGAATTTGTGCATGAAATATTGGTGAAGCGAAAAATAGTAGCACATAACGCTAAATTTGAGTACCAGTTCTTTAAAACTAATTTCTCAGTATCATTAGATTTGCTTTTAGACACAATGATAGGTGAATACATACTAGACTGCCGACTGAGTGGTCGGTTTAACTTAGGGAGTTCGGTGGCCGATCGCTTTCCTATGATTGAGGAGTGGAAAGAGGGGAAATCTTTCTTCAAAGCTCTTCCGTCAGTGCCCATAAACAAGATAGCTAATTATTGTGTGAAGGACTGTTGCAATGAGGCGCTGCTAATGATGGCCCAAATGTGGCCATTGTACAAAGACTTTAAGTATCTCCTCAAAGATGTGGATATGCCATTTCTGAAAGTATTGGCTGAAGCTGAACTCACTGGTTTTGGTCTTGACCGGGAGTACTTGACAGAATTGAATCTACGGCTTAGAAAGCAAGTGGACGAAATGGGAGTTGAATTGTCAGCTGCGCTAAACGGCATAAATGTAGATTCAGCAGCCCAGTTGTGCAACGAACTGTATACTGTCAAAAATTATACTCCGGAGAAGAAAACAGGATCAGGAAGCCCATCAGTGGACGTAGAGGCACTGGAGAAGCTCGCCGAAAAGACTGGAGATCCAATACTTGGAAAGATACTTGAGCGGCGGGGGCTTAAAAAGCTAGAAAGCACCTACACGCTTTCATTCATAGAAAGGCTGAATCCAGTCACTAATAATGTCCACCCGTCTTTTCTACAGACCGTTGCTGAAACCGGCAGAATCTCATGTACAAACCCAAATCTCCAGAATTTGCCGAAAAAAGCTTCAGATTTGATAAGACGAGCAATTATCCCCCCGGACGGATACTGTATAATATCAGTTGACTATTCTGGGCAGGAAGTAGTTATACTGGCAGCCAGCTGCCTTGATGAGTACCTTCTCAGGGCATATAACCCGTGTTATAAGTGTAGTAAAATTCACGATAAACACCACTGCCCAAAGATAACCCCAAGCATTGGGACACCTGACTACTGTAGACGAATAGAAGTTCATGATTTAGTAACCAGTAAAGTGTTTGCTGCACAAATTGGAGATACGCCAATATGGGAAATTAAGGCAAAATTCCCTAAGCTAAGAAACATTGCAAAGGCTGTAACGTTTTTGCTAGTTTACGGTGGATCTGAGCCCACTCTCGCTCAAAGAACTGGGATTACTTTGGAGTCTGCTAAGCAGATATTCCAGGATTATTTTTCTGCATTCCCAGGAATAAAACCTTGGATCAGAGAGAAGTATTCGTTTGCAATTAAAAATGGATACTCAGAAGATGTCCTAGGCCGTAGACGGTATTACACGCCACTAGATCCTACAATTCCAATAAATAGCGCAGATAGTCTTTTCAGTCGTGAGCCCTTTGTAAGAGAAGACTTGTCGATAGAGGGCCTAAAGTACGGGTATGAGCACTATAAAACTCTGATGTCGTGCCTGAGACGAAGTCAAAACCATCCTATACAGGGATCGGCAGCCGAGATGACCAAGCAGGGGGGCATATACGCAAGTGCGAGAATGCGTGAGTTGCCCTTTCAGGCAAAAATCATTGGCTTTATACATGATGAAATCCTAGCGATCTGCCCAAAAAATAAAGATAATATTCTGCAGACTATATCTGCCATAGAGGCTGGGATGACAAAAGATATCCCACTATACACTAAGTATCGCTTCCCAGAATGCCTGAGTATGTCTGTGGGTATAAGTGTTGGAGATAACTGGGGGAGTACTATGTCGGTTGAGAAATACTTAAGTAGTTTTTAACTGCCGGCATTCACTGCCTTAAGTTCTGTTACTAAGGCTGGAGCTGGGGCCGAGACCATGTTGTCTACGTAGGCCATTCCTGGAGTTTTCATATTGCCCTGTGGGTTAGTAGGAGGGGCCATGAGATCCATGCCACTTAAGCTTGACGGGGCAGTGGCCTTTGGTTGCTTAGGAGGCGATATTTTATCTAGTTTTTTATTACTCTGACTATTGCTTAGCGGGATGGACTTAGTAATAGCATTAAGTTTGCTAGCGGCTTCTTTGGTGATAGCGGCTTTGATGAGTTCTAACAACATATGGAGTCTCCAATGATCAGGATTAATATATATTATAATAGCTTTGATGTACTTTCTCAAGATGAATCTGACGAGCCCGTGCTTGCTGCAATGGCCCGGCAGGTGTTAATGGAGAAAAACCCCAGATTAGTTCATGCAGAGAAAATGAGCAGAGTTATGGGATGGACAGTGCCAAGTTATTTACCAAGATACTTAATGGCCGCCACTCCAGTAAGTAACTGCCCGGGAGTTATGGGATACACTGGAGTGCCGTTGGGCCTGCTACGGAAGGTGTTAAGATCTATATCGACACGAGTAGTTTATGTGCATGACTCCACAGGTAGATACAAGGATCTCTCACAGGAGACTATGTCAGTATTTGAAAAAATTCCGCAAAAGCTAAACATACTTAGAGAGTACCAGCAGGCCAGTGTCAACTCATTAGTGCAAAACAAGCGAGGATTGCTAGTCGCCATGACAGGTAGTGGTAAAACTATGACTATGTCAGGCGCCATAAAACACTTCTCATTTCCAACAATAATACTTTGTCACAGATTAATGCTAATCCCGCAATGGGAGAAGGCGCTAAAGATTGTTACAGGGAAGGCTCCCAGCACGTTGGCAAGTGGAACATTGACCTGCGGGGACAAAGATTCCAACGTACTGATTGCCTCGTTTAAGTCTTTAGCAAACGCTACAGATTACAATGAAGCGATTGTGTTGAGTAAGCCCGTCCCAGATTTGATAACAGGCCAAAAAGTAGCATCCCTCCCAATCCCGCCGCCTCTGATAAAATCTAAGCACAAAGAGGGGCTGCGAGACCTCGGTTTCGGGGATGAAAACATGAAGAGTCCTCAGTCAATGGTCGTAGTGGACGAGGCTCATGTGGCTCCTACGTTCTCATACTATAACATAGTTTCGTCGCTTGGTGCGTCAGTTGTATATGGCTGCAGCGCTACCCCAAACAGGACTGATGGACAAGTATTAATGCTGGAAGGTCTTTTCTCAGAAAGGAAAGTGATGGTGGGAAAATCTAGTGTGTCTCAGCACTTAGCAGAAATATCTTTATTAAAAGTAAATGTCGAGGGCTACTTATTCCCAGATTCAGTGGACAAGTTAAATAATTTCTCTTTCCATAACTCGGAGTTTTACAAAGAACTTCTAGCTGAACCTGGCAGATTTAGTGCAGTAATAAACGTGCTGCGTGTCTTGGCCTCTAAAGGTCTAACTTCTGCAGTAGTTTGTGGAAATCACCTTTGGCTAATTGAAGCGTTGCAGATGAACCTAGATAGTATGGGTATAAAAAACGCCTCAATCATCGGAGAGACTAAGGCCGCAGCTAGGGCAAAAATATTAGAAGATACTATTAAAAAAGAAAACAAAGTGATTTTGGCAACAACAACTTTGGATGAAGGCGTTGACATCCCCAATTTAGACGCGATACTTTTCCCAACTCCTTTTGAAAGCTCTGTTACAATAATACAGCGTGCTGGTAGGGTGGTGCGATCTGCGCACGGGAAGCAGGTAGCTTTTGTCATAGATTTTGTTGACAACAAAATCCGCGGCTTGGAGAGAAGCAGCAAGAAAAGAACGAAGACTATAATCGAAACATTCTCGGTCAGGAGTCATTACATAATAGGAGACGTGAACATCCAGACCGATTTGCCAAAAATCATTGATCTCGAAACAACAAAACTGACCAAGGAGAGCATTTTATGCCAGCAAAATGGTACGAAGGGTTAATACTAAGAAACACCAAAGAGATAAAAACTCGCGGTGAGCTAGTTAAAAAACTCGTTAATAACTACAAAAAAGACGGTAAAAGCGTTACACAGAAAGACCTAGCCAACGTGGCTGACCTTTCTGACCTCAGACTTAAGGCCTTTCTAGAGGGCATGTTCGAAGATATCCCAGATAGTAGCTTGGATAAAATACTGGCTGCCATTGATATGGACAAAGCCGCCTTTGCAAAATTCTGCAAGAATACTTCTATACCGAGTGTGGGGCTGTATGCAAAGGCGCCACCCCCCACTCAAGACCCAGCACCTCCAGTCAGATCGAGAGAAGTTCCGAAGCCTGTGGCTACTGCGCAGGCAGACGCTAACGAGAGAAAAATTCTCATAGAAAACTACGTTGAAGAACCATTCATGATAGTTTTTACAGAGAGTGAAAATAAGGTAGAGATTCATCCGAACTATCATTCTGCCCCTGCGCCTAAGCCGGGCCAAAAAATATTGTTCTTGCATAACGCAGTGGCCTTCGGTGGGAAAGTAGTTCCTGGAAAAGTTGGTAAATAACAATGAAAAGACCTTCATCTGTAATGATCTTCCCCACGGGGCAAACAGCAACGCAGAAAGAGGATTACTTTTCTGCATTTGTGCAGCATATTAAAAAATACTATGTCACACATTCGATAATACTTTACCCTAAGACATTTTCAAATGTAACTAAGATAGCGGCCCCTCTTACCAGGAGCTCAATGGTCATACCCATTCCAATAGACAACCCGTTTTACGGCAACAAAGAGTTTCTGTGTGTGATCAGGTATGTTTTGTCGACAATAATAAGAGCATCCCCGAGTAACATACATATTGTGACTTCTGGAGGGACTGCAAAAATGGTGCAACTCGCCCATATCACTGGGGCGACTGCTGAAAAAGTAGGCTTAGATGTGGACTATTTATGGGCGGCTAAGAACGGAAAGAACGTTTATGAACTTACTTTTTCTCCAAAAATAAAAATAATAGCTGGCGCGGAGCTGGATGTTAGTCTGCTTGACAACGGGGCAGTGGAAGTATCCTATCCGTTAGAGGGTGGACAATCAAAGGAGCTAATATATGAAAAAGATACTAACAAATGATGACCTTAAAACCGTCGCACTAAACAGAAACGAGGTTTTAAATTCTGTCTATTACGATAGAAATATATTCACGGCTAAGCACCAATCACTGCAGGGATGCAGCACTGCTTACTCCTTCCAATCTTCGTTCAAAGAGGCGATAGCAGCATACTCTCGTCCTGCAGAAGAAGGTCACTTCTTTATTACTCAGTGCGGTAAGGGGCTTGCAATATCATTGTATAGAGATACTGAGATAGAATCTGGGGAGGCCGCGTCTGCACCACTGGCAAGGGACATGGACATATTACAGCGGGAGAGTGAGAAAATAGTAAAAAAGTACTTTGGGAAAGGTATGGTGCTGACATATAAGCTCATATCTCCCGCAGGATCTGTTCTATGCTCTCCCCCAGAACGACGTGGATCTTCATCATCCAGAGATAACCCATCCCCCCTCTCGGAGCTAGAGCAAACGAAGGCGGCAGGGAGCAAGTGGCTTGATGGAACTGAGATAATCCTGGAGGGAAATATAGATACTGGCCTCGCAACTATGTTAGCCCCGTTTATTACTAGACAGCCCTTTATATTTATTTGCCCGGTAACATCTATGGCCGATTTGTTATACCCAGAAGGCATGCAGTATTCAACTGGGGATAGTAAAAGTGTCAGCTTTACGGAAAACATCATAAATAACAACAACTTTGCAAAATTTAACCTTACTAGAATCCTGTCAGATTCATTGACATACTTCTTTTCAAGCACATGTTGGGGTCGGATAGAACAACCCCTTACAGCCAGTAACCACGTACTAAACGACACTGATGCGCTCTTTGTAGACAAAAAAGTGTTTGACATATTTATAAAAGGACAACACGGCAATTTATGCCAGGCAATCGGGGCTAACCCCGGTCTGCTAAAAGAGTACTTAGATGAAAAAATACAGATGCCATCTAAGATTAGCCTCATCCTGGAGGCCGGCAGCCTGTTTTCACAAAGCCTAAGTGGGATACAGGAGAATATACGTTTAGTAACTGAATACCCAGATAATAAGGCTGCGGACTACAACAGCACAATCATCTCCTTAGCCTCTCTTTACTGGGATGGCGTAGATAACTACGATCGAGTGGTTAATTTAGATCATACCTACAAAAAGCGTAATGAACAAGGCATTTGCGACCGATGCCCGCACAAACTCATGTGCTTAATTTCAGAAAACGCCGATCTGCCCGTGGACATAGACATATGTCGTGGTGTCACAATAGTAAAAATTATGGAGATGCTTTCTGATAAAGATTCGGGCAGTGATGATGTTAGCGGGGCGCACATTCCGTTAGTTATTCAGAGGAAAGATAACAGTAAGTATCTAACAAGAAGGGGCATCGCTTTTGCAACATCATACGCATTGACGGGTGAAGATGCAGAGATAGAAGATTGGTTAGAACTAAACATAGATCTCGGTATGGGTGGGCTAATCACATCTCCAGAGATAATCCCCTCTATGAAAGACTTGGTGCTCAGTGTCATGGAGGCCCCCCTTTTCGAGCACATCATAGAAGATAGTATAGATTATTTTGTACTGCCATTAGATCGAAAAATCAAAAAAATCAGCCTAAGCGCCATTCGCAAATCTAATAATAACCTGCCGGACAGCGAGAAATCAGTCTACTTAATTCCTTTAGATTCAGACCTTCAAAATAGTGACATTAGTGGCACTTGCCTAGGCAAAATAATGAATAAAATATATTATGCTAAGAAAAACTTACTTCATAGTCCGCATAGACAATTATTCTTTGAACGATTCGTTTCCGCGGTTAGATACTTAGCCAACAATAATGTAGTTGCAATATTAGACACTACTGCGTGCATCAGCTCTATCGCTACGATTGACGGATATACAAATACATACAAGGCGTTCACATCCCTGCTATCCAGTGGGCACTTCCTTCCCTTTAATGACAAAGCTCTTGGACAATATTTAGGCAGATACAGATCCTCGTTTTACTCGCTGTCAACTATCTGTGAACTTCACAGAAGCTACAAACAAAAAATAGATCTGATGAGTACACGACAAACCTCAGTTGCTCACCTCCTCTCCGACATATCTATCGCCAGACTTGAGGCGATGGCGTCAGATCCGGAGCTACTAGCAGCTGCGGACAGTATACTCGAGCACGCAGACATGGTCCCTGGCTCAAAACTAATTGGGAATGAGAGCCTTGACAAGGCTTTTGTCTCTCAGATAAATTTTGTAAAGAGCAAATACCAACAGATCTTAAAAGAGTATCAAGATCATAAAGTTCGCGACATAATAGTGGACAGGCATTTGGCACACGTAGCAGAGACTGAGAAGCTAAATGAAACTTTTCCAACCGATGTGCACAAAAAACTGCCTATGAATTTATTCGAGTTTGCTTGCCAATATTTTCACGATGAGTTTAGGAAAACTTGTAAACTCTTTCCAGAGTTTTTATCACAGTTCTTTCCTGATAAGGAAAGTAGCTTGTTTAATTATATCATCGCAGCAGAACTGAGCACACAAAGCACTATACCAGTCTCCCTACTTTATTTGCTCAAAAAAGTATGCGACGGGGTCATCCCTACAGAAAAACAAGTAGTCGATGTAGAAAAAATAAGCTGCTTGTTTATTTCCTACATGGACAACTATTGGTTGCCGACGAAAGTTGTGGCAAAAATGTGTGCATTGAATGACGAATTATGTTATGACCAGAACAGGATCTGCAACCTTCTCTACGAAGAGTTGTTGCGACCTAAGACATTAAAAATCGATGCTCTTCCTGTAACAGTTATCTCTGGCAGACATCGAATGACGGTCGCAGTTAAACTGCAGGGCGACATCCCACACACGATCGACTCATTATGGAAGTCTTTCACAGATGACTGCATCACGCCCGTCCTCCCGACTTCACTGGATGATGCAGTGGCCTTTTTGAGTAAGTTAATAAATATTGAGTATGACGAAAGTAAGGGAGTGGACCTGGTCAACTTGTCAAATGAGATTAAAAAAGAGAAGTTACTGGAAATAAACAGTGCCAAGTTTGGAGATAACGATTATAGAAGTGTGTTAAGACTTAGTGTTAACTCAAAAATAGCTCAGCTATCTGGTTATTCTTTCTCAACTTACCCGAGAGATTCAGTGCAGCACAGCCCCCACGCATCACTGACGAGTTACGTTGGATCGGGCATTTTATACCAGACTCATATAGAAGATTGGACGCCAAAGTATCAGGAGGGGCCAGCGTGTATGCCGGACACACTATACCTGGCCTCAGACATAGTTGAATCAGTCAGTGCTGCCGCCTTAGTGTCGCTAGACTATTTTGTAGTCGATATATCCTACATAAATGTCGGTGATGAAACATGTTGTTTGATCAACAGAAAGACGCCGTCTCTTGACATGGCAATAAGAGGACTGGATAGATATGTTTTAGAATACAAAGCCCCAAAAACTGGAGATGTTGTATTCAAGTATGAACAGCTGTCGGACAGGCGCGCCTCGCTCAACAATAGAGAGTGGACAAAGACTGACATGAGGGCGATAGCACATGGTCACACATCTGAGATACGGGGGCACAGGCCAATGCCACAAGTTAGTCGAAGATGGTGTAGGCTGGACGGTGGTGTGCCAGACCTAGCGGGTATGATTACTGCGGAAGTTCTAAGGCAAAAATCATATTTAAATAAAAAACTTCGGGAAAATAACTACCATTATTTCCCGGACATAGACACAGATATAAATATTAATAATATATACGCAGATCATAACGTCTTCACCAGAATAAACCTGCGAGAGATTAACCCACCAGACTACAAGACAAATGATTCAGTTAGCCACTTTGCCAAATCCAAGGTGTTAGAAGCATATGGCGGTGGGAGCAACCTTGTGATGTGGGCCCAGGTAGCAGGCAGGCAAGACGTATTAGGTGATTACTGGAATGGTGGTGAACTAGATAGTTCCAGTGCACCTCCCTCGCAGAGCCAGGATGAACCATTATCTACCGGAGATGGCGATATAGCAATAAAATCGCTAATGGATAGAGAGCTGGAAAAATCCAGATGCTTCCTTCCAAAAATAAATTGGGAGAAAATATTTCTCCACATTCATTCACAAGAGGAGAAAGTCCCAATTACCACGATGTCGATTGCCGGTCTTTCCAAAGGAGAGAGAGTAAAGGTGTCTACGACACCTGCAGGCATATTAAAAGATGTCTTTATAGACATAGTGGATGATATAGTTATACTACACTGGTCATGGTTTGCTGACATAGATAGCGATAGGCTACTTTCCTTATATAAAAGACATAAAAGAATTTATGAATACTCCTACGGAGTAAGTCTATGTCAGGATGGGCCAAGACGAGAATGTGGTGGGGAGCTCAGATCTGAGAAAATAAGAATTCAAGTCAGAGGTGATAAGTACGACATACTTGACGGGCCATACGGCGAGCAACTGGACTTAAGTGCAGAAGATATGAAAGAGCATATTCATAATTTCATACTAATGGCAATGAGTCCGGCGTACCTAGCTCTCCTGAACGAGAAGGTGCAGCAAGTATCATTACTGGTAAAAAGACCACTGCCGGTTGTGAGTTATGCAATGCTAAAAACAAACCCCAACGTACGACAGCACACTTTAACATGGCAACAGAGGGGTATGAGCGCCTTCTATGTCGGTGAGGAAAGTGCAGGAACTAAGAACTACATACAAAAATACTACTCTCTGGAGAAGAGTGACACAACGGCTCTGGCATCTGGGACTAGTGGTTTCTCAGAAACTATACACGATACGGCATGGGCTTCTTCCCCCGTAGAAATCCGTAGAACAAAACCAAGTGGTGGTGGGTTTACAAACGAAGGAACGACCTTCTCTCCGGAAAAAATATCCGTGATATTCCCAGTACACGAAAGTAGGCAGACAAAGTTGGCTAATGCGAAAGGCCAATTTCTAAGGGGGAGAGGCAGCAGAGACGGGTCTGCATCTGCCGATGACATCAGGAGTGTCTTACTCGAATACAGAATAGTACGAGACGAACTTAGACGAGTATCAAAAGCATTAAAAAATAAATTAATAGGGACAGGGCCCGCAGAAGGTTCGTCATATGAAAGTGTATTTGGTGATGCATGGACTGCTAACTCAGTAACAGTGCTGATTACCAACCATATATCTCGTATCAAGGAGATTATAGAAGAAGAAGGAGACTCAACAAGTCAGTTAGACAATTACGACCTTCACAAAAAGGTTCGTTCCTTTATAGAAGAAATAATTCCAGTAGTTTCCACCCCAATAGCCGAACTTAGTAATGGTTTGATGACCATTGTCAATAACACCGCACGAGATGAGCTAGTTGGCTCTCAACACCCTCGACACCTAAGGACACTGCCTATCACAAGACACTTAATGAGCGCGACATGTGGGGGGCGCGTTTATGAATTAGACACGCACCATCATAGGTTATTTGCAAGGGTGGTGACCACATCGATTCTGCGCGTTTTCTCTGGGACAGAACCGCGATCCCTGAACACAGGTCGCTACACAGAAGACTGTGTCAAAGGGACAATCCTGAGAATATTACGAAGTGCTCTGGTAATCTGCGTAGCTAAACAAATTATCAGAGAAATAACCCTAAAAGTCAGGGAACTAGTCACTAAAAGCGTAAGTCATAAGGACCAAACTAAGAGATACCCAGTAGTGCTGGATAAATTATTTGATAGATACTTACCAAGTAAAGTATTATTACTATCATTCGAGCCACAACATACCAACTTTAAAAAGTTCTGTGATGAGCTTGAAGAATTGGGAATTTAAAGAAAAGGAGAGAAATAAATGTTCTATGCAATAGTGTGGGCGCAAGACCAGGCTACGGCCTCGTTAATACAAGATGAGGTAGCAGAGACTGGGGCAGAAGTACTAGATTGCACATACGACATTAAGTCCCCCGATGAGTTCAAGACCATTATGGCCATTAAAGCCCTCAACTCGATACTTGAACTGAAGACCGGAACATCGTTGAAGATGACCGCAAGGCTGGCGTTCAGTGAGCACAGTGATAAGCCTGAGGCGTCTGCTAAATTAGCAGACATCGCTGCGTTATCCATGAAGAATGCCGAGCGGGACGAGAGCGTCATCGGAGTCTATTCGGAGAAAAATGGGGAAGAAAGTCAAGTAGTATTTGTCGGGCACACCTCCACGCTTTCTTTAGAGGCGATGGTGACCCCAGAACTCATACTAGACAAGGCCTCCGCCCCTGGAGTTAGTCTTTGCCAGATAAAGGCATCGGCTGTCAGAGAGATGGTGGGTGTTGTAACAAACAAAATATGCTCCCGGCCTGTGCTGAGATACGCTGACCTCCTCCTAGCCCCTGATGTTAGTGGGGGTGTTTCTCTGTTTACCTTTGTTGGAAAAACAACTATCTCTGAAGAAGAGAGTGAAAACGGTCCCCCCAGGACGCTCCCTGAAGATGGTGACGCGGGAAGCATAGAAGACAGTAAAGACTTTATCGTAACTTTTATGTTGGGAAGCAAAGTTCTCATGGAGAACAACACTGCCCCTAGACCTAGACTGAAGGCAAAAATCTGGATGCCAATGATTAGAGGTCTTAAGAACAAGATAAAAATGATTTCAAGAATGAGCAGCGACATAAACTTGACGATTAAGCTAGATGACTCTAGTCAAAAGGACGGTTATGTGGCCAATCTGTGGGTGGTGGATAACGCTGGAACTATCCTCAGCACTGAACTTGCACACACCCCCTCGTCACTAATCCCGGATGATTATCTAAAAAGCATCGGCGCCGGTATAAACATCACCCTCGATGGAAAATCAGTGTCAGATTTAGTAAGCTTCATTAAAGGCGATATTCAAATAGGGCTGGGATCTTCGCTGGTACTATTCAAGTCTGAGGGTTCTGCCGCTACTACGATAGCAAAACAGAAAAGACTGATCGAAGAGTACGTAGTTACTCCAGATCAACCACTTCCTGTAACTATCCAATCTTTGCAGGCTGAAGAGCCCCAGGCTGAAGAGCCCCAGGCTGAAGAGCCCCAGGCTGAAGAGCCCCAGGCTGAAGAGCCCCAGGCTGAAGAGCCGGTGCCTCCGCTTGAAAAGGCCGCACAGCAGATAGCCCAGCTGGAAAGGCAATCTACTGATATATCTCTTGCAGATAGAGAAGAGGCCCTTTCGGAAGGCGACACTGCCGATGAAGGATTAGACATCCCGACGGTATTAGAAGAGCTAAAGAACGACGAGCTTGCATTTAGTTCTGCAAGCGACAGTGTGGAGGGGGACGGCATCCTGGCAAAGGTTGTGGGCGGTGCCATCCAAAAAACCACACTTCCCGAAGTTCCAATAGGGCTCTTACTAAGAGAAAAGATTGGGGAGTGCGATGTAATAACCGTTCGGATCGCGGAACCAGTAGGTGAATACTTCCTCGCATACTCGCCAGATCTCCGTGCTTATGTAAGAATAAAAGCAGACGCGATGGTAAAAGGTAGTAAAGACGTGGGTGAGGGGTGTTTAGTTCAACACGGCAGTGCTAGGCACAGAATAATAGAAGTGTTGCTTAACAATCCCGGCACGCCATTGTCCTACGAAAACATGATCCTCTTGTCCCAAGGAGCGTTGTCTGAGTATAAGAAGAACTCGATGAAGGCCCTTCTTGCTGTTATGGCCAAAGAAGGAATGCTGGAGCGGGCAGCCAAGGGGAAGTACACACTAAATCCATTGGCAAGATTTATCATCAAGTAACGCCTTATTAACAAAAAAGCCCCCGGAAATTTCGGGGGCTTTTTTGTTATAAGATAAACGTCGTTAGTCTCATTTAATTTAGCTAGGAGAAATAGTAATGGAATTGGAAAAAGTAAAAGCAATATTAAGGCTGGTGTGGCGAGCAAAGATGGGGAACTTGCTGCAGAAAGCACCAATTATTACGCTTGTGGGCACTATGGGTATCGGTAAGAGCGATATAGTGTCTGAGTTCTTCAGAGACTTGGAAGACACCGAAGGTGCAAACTACTTTCATGAGATTTATCTAGCACAGGTTGAAGTCGGTGATCTAATTGGAATACCAGGTACTAATGAGGGAAAGACAGTGTATAATAAGCCGGACTGGTGGCCTAACGAATATGACAAAGGCATTCTTTTCTTTGATGAGCTTGGGGATGCGAAAGATGATGTCAGAAAGGCTATAATGCCTCTGCTTCAGAGTGGTCGACTGCATGGTAGTATTCTGCCCCCAGGCATACAAATCGTGTGCGCCATGAATCCAATTGGACTTGAATACGGCGGCTATGACTTTACTGAACAATTCAAAAATAGACTTGCTTTTTTGCGGGTCATTCCACCGGTGTCTGAATATATGGATTATTTGGAACGAGAAAAGACCCCAATAAAATTTCGGAATATGATTGCGGAGCAGCCAGATCTTCTTCATGATCAGCAGGAGCTCAGGAAGGACGATGCGTCATGGGCTAAGGGCACTGAGTACGTGGGCAGACCGACTCGACGTAGTATGTATACTGCAATAAAGTACTTGCAGTTCATGTCGGACGAGGATAAGGTTTTTATTGGTCCAGATTTCTTAGTGGCCTTGGTGGGAGAGGCAGCGGCAGCATCTTTACTGACTTACGACCGCCGTCAAGATAATGAGCTCATCCGACCAGAAGACATTTATGACAAAGAGAAGCAGCCAGAGATGCTTGCCATGGTTCGATCTTGGCACGAAAACGGTAGGCTGGAAAAACTCAGTGCTTTTACGCGTCTGATAACGTCATTTATTAAAAATAACCCACCGAAGAAAGAGCAGTTCAAGCTTATTGAAAGTATGGTCGACGCTCTCCCGGAGGACATGTCTGTGGGTGTCCTGGAGTTTATAAAGACTCATGTAAAATCCGGCTCAATGATCTTACTCAGTATGAGCAACATTGTGCCGAGAATCAGAAAAATAATCTCTGGGGAGATAGTATTTAAAAATGAGGAGCTCTCATGGAAAGAGAACAACTAGACACCGCCATACGCGAGATATTAGCTCCCTGCATTGACTTCGCGTCACTCGACACGGCTGCTGTCTCTGCAATAAAGGCCGCCAGTATGCGGCTTTTAATGCGAACTTCAGACCCAGAAGCCGTACTGCTCGGGGGACTCTTAACCGAGTGTCTCCGCGTTCCATCCACAACAATCCCTTTTATGAGGCCCAATGTTAGGGGCAGTCAACTTGTACTGGAATACAACCCAAACTGGGTGGTTTACTTACAAGTACTTGGGGAACTATTTCTGCGCAGAGAATTGAGGCATATACTAATGCACTTAGTTCTTTCGCACATGGATATAATCGCCAGAAAAAAGGATGAGTACCAAGGCGCACTGGTTAACATATCGATGGACATATGTGTAAACCAATACGTATCTGAGTTACACGAATACGCCGCAATTAGACCGATTTGTCCCGAGTGCCTGCAGGCGCACTTAGTAGCGAATAAAATTCCCAGGTTAACTGCGCTGAAGGAGGGAGACATTAAGAACCTATCTGTAACTCCTAATCGCAAAGCCTGTAGCTTGTGCCGTGGGGTCGGTCATTTGATGGTGGACATGTCTGCCGTCAACGCACTAAACTCTCACCACAACGGTGGTAAGATCAGACTGTCCCCTGGGCATGTGGTGACCAATAGCTTTGGGGTAGCCAAGACCTTGCATGAGGAACTTGTTAAGAAGGCCAAGTCAAAAACCCAGGATTTTAGCATATACTCGTTGGCAGATCCACTAGTGCCGTATGAGTCCATCTTTGAGAAAAGTGTAGTGGATTCTATAGTCAGCCACGCGATGCACCAAGCAATGTCCGACAGCGCTAGATTCAGCAAAGCCGGAAGCAACTTGATAGATTTGCTGAAGGAAATGAAGAAGGAGAGAAAGCGACCATACATAGAGCAGCTTAGAGGGACACTGGGCTCCAGTATGAGCTCTTTGACAGAGAGCACTAGATACCGCCCAAACAGAAGATTTGGGTATTTATACCCGGGAACCAGATCTAAGCCAAAACAACGTTACGTTATTGCCCTAGACACATCTGGGTCAATAGCCCTCGATGATGTTCGGAAGATCATTACGGAATTCATCTCGATAAGTGCGTGCTCCGATAGCATCGAATGCCGAGTTATATTTTTCCATCATGAAATATACTACGACAAAGAAGTCGGCGAGTACAAAGAGGCTGATCTAAATAACCTACAATCTGGTGGAACAAACTTCGACAGGGTGTTCGAACGTGTGTTTTCTGAGAAAAGGAAGGAGCGGGATGGGTGCGTGCTGGTTATGTATACAGATGGGGAATGCTCGATATCCTTCCCCCGAGAGCAGGTCAAGGGGAAGATCCATTGGCTTCTGCTCCCAAATAGCACCAGGAGATACATCAATAATTGGGACGCTTCGGCACACATAATTGAGATAGAGAAGGAGCAGAAGAATGAATTTTAAAAACTGGAAAGATGTAGCACGATACTGGTCAATGATCAGTCAAACTGTTCGGGCAGCTGTTATGTCAGGAAACTACACTTGGGTTAGCAGCTTTGGTAAGGCGTTCTATTCCCTCAAGAAGGAAAACTTCACGGAGGAAACGCTTAAAGGAAAAACCATCTTTGCGGTAGAGCCTATGGACTCAGTTGTCGGGGGGCCTGACGATATAGACATGCTGCTTTTCTTGGATGACGGGCACGTGTACGAAGCTAAGTTGCTCGACGCCAGCGGTAGAGTGAGAATTATGTGGCTGCATTTCGCGGACTTCAAGAGCAGACCCATAGTCTCAATTCCCGATATAAGGCCAAAATTTTGGCTTAAAAACAGTCAAACTACCGAAGAGAGTCCTGCACCTGAAAAACGGGTAACCAAGAGAAGACACGCTACCCCAGAAATTGGGGGGCAGGTGCAGTCGACGAGTGCGACAGCTGCTCCAGCCGAGACCGTCGCAGAAACTCTCTCAACACAGGAGAGGGAAATGTTGGAGACCCTGGCCAAAATGAAGGGCGGTATTTAAAAAAATAGGGGAGGTTCGCCTCCCCTATTTTTTTAAGGAGGAAATATTGGTGGTTGTTTATAGACTAAGATGTTCGTGTGAATTTACCGATAAACGCTTTAATAAAAACACAAAATTCACAGTCTGCACTGAAATTGAGAAGAGTGCTGCGCTGGGTAGCATGCTGTCTGCAGAATTTATCAGAAAGATGTGGGCAAGCGAGGAGCTCGGCCGCTTCACCAACGATGACAAGGCGAGGTGGGTTCCTAAAAGAATATTACGTCCTGTGTTGTCATCTTAGAATAAATATGGTAATCTGCTATTAATCATAGGGTAGTACTAGATGCGAGGGAAGATATGGCTAAGAAAATACTTATAAGTGCTAAGCTCCTGAAACAAATAGAAGAGGAGCTAGACACATTAATTCAACTAATCGATCATGAGAGAGACTTGATTGATGATAGTAGTACTAGTCACGCGAGAGAACTACTCGGAGAAGTAAGTAAATATTTTGAATAGGAGAATTTTTTTTTCAATGGCAAGTGATAACTCTCAGAAAATACAGGAACTGAAGGCTAAGCTTGAGAATCTCACTAAGATCATGGACGTGCCCTGCTTCAGGTATTCATCTGTAAAGTGGCTCAGTAAGAATCTGCAAATTAGAAATAAAAATCACCCCAATATAGATGAAGCGCTTTTAATTTTGAGAGAACTAAACAAACTAGGAGTAAGCTAAATGTTTGTAGGCCTCGTAGGGTGCGCTCGCGCCGGAAAAGATGAATTTGCAAAGGCAGTTTTGGCCGTAAATAGTCTAGCTAGGCAGCTAACCTTCGCACGGGAAGTTAAGCTACTTGCGCAGCGGTTAATCGATGAGCATTCTCCAGGAAAATATGACCTAAATAACAACGATGGAGATAAACTCAGGTTCAGATCACTGTTGGTGGGACTTGGTGACGGACTAAGGGCTATTGATGATTTTTTCTGGATAAAAAAACTTATTCAAAGTAACTTGCCGGTAATTAATAGATCAGACCTAGACTTCATAATAACGGATGTTAGGTATGCAAACGAAGGCCTCTGGACCAAAAAAGAGAAAAAAGGCATACTAATTAGAATACACAGAGATGGGTTTGGGCCGACGAACGAGATCGAGGCTAAAAATCTTGAGGAACTGGACATGCTCAACATGTATGACCGGGTTCTTAACAATACTGGCGATGGGCTAGAGAAGTATCACAAGGCCTGCGTGGCGCTTTTCAAGGAGGTATGCAGTGAGCATTCAAGCTGCTAAGCAGAAGCTGACTGACATTGGCTTATTTATCCAGAGTTTTGACGGAGACAGTTATAGCTCTTACTCGCAAGTAATAAGCGCACTAAGCAACGCCATAGACACTTATGCGTCTGATAAGACTGAGAAAACTCGACAATTGCAAACAATCATTATGACTTTTCAACAAACCGGTGTTCTTTCCGGCCTGGCAGTGGATGATTTTTCATTCAGGGGAATTACCGGAAGTATATTTGGCTTCGATGATCTTCGAGACTTGTATTCTTGTGACTCAGTTATTAAAATCTTAAACGACTACCCGAAAGAGGATTTTTATTCAGGTCCAATGCTTTCGATCAATTTGTCAGACTTAGAGTCTACCCCAGAAGGGAATTGGTTGTTAGTTGATTTACTTAAACGCGCTCTGAAAGGCGAAGAGACTGACAACAACAGGCGTCTGAGGTTAATTAGCTGGATGAACAGCGTCAATTTATACAACACATTTGCAATCATCTTTGAGGGATTATCTGGTAAATCCGTGCATGATACCAGGTCAATAGCGTCAGATGTATACATAAGCAGACATGCTAAAGACGTGATCGAGGACTTTTCACTTGATATTTACATACCAACTTACCTAAGGAGCTGACCTATGTTTTATTTGATAGTAGGCCTAACGCTTTCCATTGTCGTATTAATTATTTACATAAAGTTCTATGCAACTCGCCCTGTCAATGTGTCTGATCCTGGAACAGAAATAGCAGACGCCAATGCAGGCATAGCTGCGGGGGAGAGTGCTATTGAGGCAGTTAAGATTGTGAATGATCACATCAATAAAATAAGTGCTGAGCTGGCTGCCGAGGAGGCTGAGATCCTAGCAAATGCTGAAAAAAACAAGAAGACTATCGAGAGAGCTAAGCTATCTGAGATAAAAGATTTTCTAAAGAAAGAGGGCTTCAATGTTGAAGAAATTCATCCTGAGTAACTTATTTATTTTACTTGCTATTTCTAGCGCCTTTGCGGTACAAATATTACACCCGGGCATTAAGATTAACAGCACCCCGATCACTGAAGAAAAGTACTTATTGACTCGTGCTGAGCTGGACAATTTCTTAGCTCAAAAAGAAGACTTAGAGGCTGCTAACGCAATTATAAAACTTAGAGATATCCGTATAAATGCTTACGAAAATGCGCTGGCGTCCACTACGAACTTAGTCGCGGACATGTCTGAGCGTCTGATCAACATGAGTCAGAAGCTAGTTAAAAGTGCCGAAGACAAAGCTGAGTTGATTAGTAATAATAATAAAATGCAGAAAAGACAGCAGAACAGAAATCTACTAGATATATTAGCCGTTGGCCTTGCTCTTGGCAGAGCTGGCGGGTTTAGTATTAAATTTTAAGGAGAAGAATTATGTCAGACGCAGTGCAGACTTTTAATCAATTATCTAGCCAAGGGGGCTTTGTAATAGAAAATTTAATAATTAAAAAGTCCATCAAGGAAGGGAAGAACTGGGTGATTGAGATCCCGCACACTGAGTGTGATTTAGAAGTTCAGATCTTCTTTAAAAAGAGCTTTGGAGAGCTTTTAATTAACAAAAAAATATCAGCGCTGGTTAAAGCACTTGAGGAAAACTTGAGCAGCGGCAACATACCTGGGACCTTTTCAATTGAGATAATGCCTCCAATAAAAGCAGTAATAATTAGCCAGCCTGGCTTCTGGAAAGATTTCTCATCTAAGCCCGATTTAGTTGCGCAGGCAATCGAGTCTGCCTGTGTGGCGGTGATAGATTGACCTCCTCTCTGTAATAGTGTTCATTTTTTTTTGCCGGGGCCATGTGCCTCGGCTTTTTTTAGCATAAAAAAGGGCCCGGGTTACGGGCCCTGAAGAAGGTGATTTTCCTTTGAGAGAAAGAAAAGTTGCAGATAACTTAGACTGGGAGTGCATTAAGTGCTTGGGTAGTTTGGACATTCACTTTCATGGGTCGGATGCGATCAGCAGTCAGCTGGACACCTTCAGCGACGACAACAGTGTTCTGTGAAATGCCAAACTGATGTGTCACTAAGTTGCAGTCTTCAATAAATATCGAGGCTACGTCAGAGTGCACATTGTCCTTGATATACATAACTAACCCAATAGGCTGCGAGAATAGATCCGACGCTGCATTTAGGAAAATATTATCATGACCAGGTAGATCGTTGATCTTTGGCAAGCTGCTCTGAAAATTACTTTCTAATTTAATTTCAGGCATAGCAGTATCGCCTTTTTTAGCCATATCTGCCAGTCTGTTGCCTTGTCCTTGCAGGAGTGCTTCTGGATAGTATGCATATAGCATTCTAAGAAGATTCGGACCATGATATAGAACCCGAGAGAGAGACAAGCTAATAGTAGTTCTAGCGCTAACAGTGTAGCTTAGCTTAGAACCGATTTCATAAATCTTGTTTATCTGGCGAGCTTGCTGAACAGTCACATCGGAGCACACCCCTAGTGGGATGGCGAACGCTGGTGCAGTCCTGTCCATTGATATTTTTTCAGTGAACCCACCAAAGACTGAAGATGGAATTCCAGCAGCGGCTGCTGCGGCGTTAGGGGCCGCGCCGAAGCCAGAATCGCCGATCGTATTGTTCTGACCATTGCCAATAGAGGACAGGGCCGCCATGTTTGGAGCCGTAGCACACAAAATAATCGAGTGGGAACCAACAAAGTCCCCTCCCGATAGATTCTGCTGAACGTGTTGTTCGTTGAAGTTCCAGTTGTTGTAGCTAGTAGTTACTGAAGCCATTGGTTATTTATCTCCTTATACGTAGATGTACAGCTTGATTTTATTCAACGGCACAGGCAGTTCTACTTCAACACAGATTATGACTGTGTCTCTAGCATTGGGATCTACGTAGATCTTTATTAGATTGCCGCTATTAATCAACCCGTCCTGAATACATTTTGCCAGGAAAGCATTGCCTACGCTATACAGAGTCGTCATCGTCACTTCATTGACCAGGAATCTGCCGATATATGGTCTTAGAGTTTCTCTGCCCATCTTGGTGATGTAATCTAGATCTTTGACACAAGACAGTTCGCGTTTCTCCAGCATGCTCATGTCGGTAGTCAGTTGGTGTCTGCAGTAAGGCACCGACCATTTATTATGCTGCATTATAATAAATGTCCCGCCGCCAGCGATTATGTCAAGCTGTTTGGAAGTGAAGAAGTCGCTTACAAAGAAGACCTGAGTAAAGCCGGGGATACTCATGTTAGTTAACCCTGCCTGAGGTGCCATGACTTGGATAAGTCCAGCGATTACACAGTTAAAATAATATCCAGGGAGAACTTCTACGTTGACGCCATCCAGTGACCTACCTACATATGGACAGAAAATATTAGTAATTCTGCGTTCGGCGAAAGACTGTGAGATAGTCCCGATCCAGTTCGCAATGTCTAGCTTAGAGACAGTGCCCTGCTTGACTTTATAAGTCAGGCCGCTTTCAAATACTACGAACTGCTTGTCTACGAATAACTCAGTGTTAGACGCCACATTCAGGACGGTATACTCACCGGCAGACGCTCCGTTTTCAATAACCAAAATATCTCCGGCGCTGATCTTGGACCCAGTTACGAATTCAGCATCTCCGTCGATGAATCTGTTTCTTGAGTAACTTCCGGCACCTGGGAGAATCATAAGTTCTATGAGGATGTCATAGAGTCTGTCCGCGATGTCATCCGTAGTACTGATGGTTTTGTATATGGCCAGTATGTCTGTGTCAAATACGTAAGTTCCGGGTCTGACAATGCTGGTTACTTTGCCTTCGGTGATTACGTGGATAACCATTCCTTCTGGCATAGTCCAGCCCTCAGGTTTTTCAGCAAAAGTGCTCGGGGAGACATCATAGGCGCGGACTTTTAATGCTTTGTGGCCGGGAGTAGGAACGGTGACCTTGGTTACTGCGTCACCCTTAATATAGCTTACTTTAAGAGTATCGCCTTGCACAACAACTCCATCCATGTTGCGGCCGGCCCAGTGTACATACCAGAAGCCACCTATTTCCATAACGACGTAATCATCACCCTGGATGAACTTCTGAACATCCGGAATTGAAACTTTTACGATTTCTGGGTTAATAGGCTTGTCTGCAAGCAGGACGCGTTTCTCTGTGATGTTTGTGGCACTTACGGTGATAATCTCAGAAATGGGTTCAATGTTAGTTATCTGACCGGCAACTGTCATATGTGTGTATTCAGTGTATTCGGCCTGGCCAACAGTCGCTAGTCCGAAGACATTTATCTCACCTATCTGACCGGCTGGGGCCGTATACCTTACTTTAGACACGCTAGTGCCAGCGGGGGCCATGATTATAACATGCAATGGGTCTGAATCAGCAAGGACTGGAATCCAGTTACCAATGTCATTTGCCAGTTCATATTCTACTATTGCACCGTTATCGATGTTTTCAGTAGGATACTTAAAGTGCAATGAGACTCTAGATGCCGCAATTGTGAATGAGTAAGTATTCGCAACAGCGTCGGCCGCCAAAGCACCACTCTCAGTCAAAACTGTCTCAGTGCTGTTAATGCCACTGAAAGAAGTCTCACCATCAGACACATCGATGTATCCAGCTTTAATAATTTCATTACCAAAGCCAGTGTTTATAATGGCGATACGCTCTTTCTTTTCCAAAGGATCGGACATTGCCCTTACGTGGGCCATTAATGACTGAGCAACCTGCACGTTGTGTGTGAGGGCAACCAGGCCGTATACTTCTTCAGCCTCCAACGCTTCTAGAGCAGCTGTGTAGCCGTTCAGGTCATCACTTTTAATAGGCATTGCACCTACAAAATTGTTGGAGCCAAGTACTGAGAGCGCAAGACTTGCACCAAACGCTAAAGGATTTTCCGGAGTGATCTGATCTTTGCCGACATCAGCGACTAAGTCATCGTAAGTCCACTCAAAATACCTGTCTCTGTCGGTTCTGAGAGCTTTGAAACTCACAGTTAAGTCGCCGGCAAAACCAAGCAGCGGTGTTACTCGGAGCATAAGCCCAATAGTGCCCTGCTCAATAACATAACCAGCGCTGCGAATCTCATAATTCTCGCTGGATGCTGGGAGCAGCGGAGCTGCTAGTCTAATAGTATGGCTGTCCACAATCTCAAGGATCTTATGATAGCCAGCGTTAGCCCCAACCGGGATTCTTAAATAGTCCCCATCATTTGCGAAAGCATCAGTATGGGTTGTGATGTCCATGGCCAAGAAATCTTTCGCGTTATCCACGAAGAGGGTTTCGAAGCCAGTGGCGATAGAACCGTCAAGCCCCTGAGTTACCAGGTCAGACTTGCCGACTACATAAGTCTCGCCATATTTAAGTACGTTAACACTCAATGATTCTTCTACCAGAACGGCACCCGGTTTAAGATTCAGCGGGAAATAATAGACGTGCTCGGCGTCTGAATAGGTTCCGAGAACTTCATCTTTAAAAATTTGGTACAAAGGGCCTATTAGGCATGCTTGAAGTACTCCCGGTCTAATATCGCCCTGCGGCAATCTAAACTGCTGGTATACTTCGACATCTGGTTTGTTGTAAGCCACCATGTCTTTTCCTCCGAATATTTAATAACTACACACATTGATGTATAGAAGAGCGAGACTGTTTAGTCAAGGACAGTTAGTAGAAGACACTGATGCCCGCGCTTAGTACCTTCATCGATGGGGAATCATTGTTTTGAACAGCGAAATAGTAAGTATTTGTAGAGTTTGCCGCCAGGTAGGAGGTGATGTCTACACTAAATTTTGTGCCAAACCCCCCACTCCTGTAAAAATAAAAAAAACTATTAGGATCAGTCCCCCCAGTGTATGGGTATATGTCCCCAACAGGAGAGTTCACAAAGGACTCTGAGGTCCAATAGGTTCCGTGATCGTAGTCTTTAGGCACTTGCTGGGATGTGTGCAAATATGCTTTTGCCTTAGACACCCCAGCATCGGCCTCAAATATAAATGTGAAGTTTAGCAAAGCTTTAGTAAAGGCCCGGCTAGAATAAGCCAGTGCAGCCGGGAAGGTTAGGGGTATTTCGGCCCAGTCTCCTATTACTTCTCTCAGAGGCCATGCACTCAGTGCAAAATAGGCCGTGGTGACCTCATTGCTCTTTACAACGAGGTTCCCAGAGTGTACCATAGTGCCTGTCACATTATTGCCCGCCAGTCCACTGCCGGTTAGGTAGCCTACTCTGGTAGCATTCCATGGCAACGCCGACGGGTTAGCCAGGTTATACGCGCTCTTTATTCCGGTGCCTGTGAGAGATTCGACCGCATATATTAAGTTACCTCTGGCCACATTCTCTTCTAAATGAACTTGTTCAGTGAATGTCCCTGTGATGGAGACTCCGGTGGCGGGTATATTGCTAATTTCATTAGCATACTCAGTAAATGCCTTACCGCTCAGATTCCCACCCTTACCTTCGATAGCCGTCTTTAAATCCGATTTAATGGTGGCTATCTGCTCCATTTTAGTTGTTATTGCTGCGTTAGCCATGTCAGCTTTTCTCCTCTATCAAACTTTCCACCAGAGGCGTTTGACCAAAACGTCAGCCAACTGCGCGCCTCCGACTTCGGTATAGCCAATAGCAACATGTCTGTCGTCTATGGTTATGTTCGAGGATAAACGCTTATAGGCCCTAGTTTTGGTAAAGCCACTGCTTAAGTTAAAATGCCTGAAATAGCACGTAGCAGACGTGTATTTATGGCTTGCCACAATTACTCTGCTGGGCAGGTTCTTGGGCATGAGCACACAAAGGCTCCCGTCTGTGCCTGGCATAATGTAATTTGCATCATCTGTTTTTTCAAATCTGGCGTTATCGTTGTCCCACTCGTAGCCGAAAAACCCAAGAGTGGATCGTGGGATAGCAACATGCAGTCCGTCATTGGAGATGTGGTTTCCCCAGACGCCATAAGCGCCTGTTTTTATATCTGGAGCTGCAGTTTTCTCGTATCTTCCGTTTGTGCTATTCCATTTATATGAGCTTAAAAATGCTGAAGCACTGGTGCCACCGGCACATAGCACAGCAGTGTTCCCGTCAGAGGTAACTGACACTGTCCTGCAGCCATTAGAATCCACATTAGGCATTACATCCGGATACGGCATTATCTCAAATCTGGAGTTAGCGCTACTCCATTGATAGTTTATAAAATAAGGTGTCCCAGCATGTCCTACCAGCAATCTGAGGGGACTTGTATTCGCAAAACTCATCCCGTAAGTATAGCTACTGGGGCTGACGTCGGGGTTAGCGTCTTTGACAAACCTATTAGACTCGGCATTCCATGTATAAGTGTAGATAAAGGGAGCAGTGGATCTGCCAACAGCTAACTGCGTCCCGTCAGGAGACAGCTCCACAGCAACGCAGGTGTCGGCTGGACTAATGTCCGGGTCCGCTGTCTTCTCATATCTTGAGTTGGCCACACTCCATTTAAACGTGTTGAGACCTACCCCTGCATACCCACATATTGCCAAAGTCATCCCGTCTTCACTCAGCGCAATATCATAACTAGCCAACGCAACATTCACGTCTACAGACGGCTCGATAGACTCATATCTTTGGTTGGCTTCAGACCAGTTATACGCATAAAACACACGGGCGCCTATTGTGCTTGTCTCTCTATGACAAGCCACTACTAACCTACTGCCATCTGGCGTGCAGGCCATACCAAAGCAATAGCCTGTGCTAGCTGAGCTGCCGCCATACCAATTGGCGGGGTTACCGACTTGCCACTGCTTGATTTGTTTAGCTACGACTATATCGTTTGCGGACAGCGTGTCCGCTGCCTGAATAGTGGTGTCAGAAGTACCGTTAATAGTGAACGAGGTGCTGAGTGACGATACCTCGGAGGGATATTGGGAAAAAGTCTTCCCTGTCAGATCCCCTCCCATTCCTTCTATGGAAGCCTTTATGTCATTCTTTACCTGGTTTATAGCCAGCAATTTATTAGATATGCTCATGCTCTGTCCTTATTATATTGCAGGAGGTAGTGAGTTCGTGTTTATCTCTGCCTTTTTCGCAGGATCTATTGCTAAAGTGTTATCCACGTAAGTGTAGTAACCACAGGCCAAATCTACAGGAACTTCTGAGAGGTCTACAGCCTGATAGTCGGGCAAATTTGGATTAATGCATGTGGCGTCTACTACGTAGTTATTAGCATCTTTTTTTAGATAGTAAACCATCGATTATACTCCTAGGATTGCGTTTAATGCGGCTTCTATGTCACCAATTTGAGTATTTAAATAAGATCCAGACCACAAATCCGTAGTCCCGGTACCACCATCATTAATTAAATTAGGGTGAGCGTGGTCTCCCCGTGCATATGCAGACGCGGTCCCTGCGCTTCCTGTACTCGTCGGAGCTGCGGGAGTCACATCTGATGCTGTATTCGCAGTAGCTCCATCAGCAATACCGTCAAGTTTAGTCTTGTCTGCCGCACTTTCGAACCCAGCCGCACTTTGAGTAGCCACTCCGTGGGCAGAACCGGTAGCCCCAACATGAGAACTAGGAGTGGCATCTGTGATGCCGTAACCACTTAGGGTAGTTGGTTTACTAGTCACACCGGACCAGGGAACAGAAGCTGCGGTAGCAGCTGCGTAGTCCACATACCCAGCAGCGTTACTTAGATTAGCCTCATCAACAACAACATACATGATACCAGTGTCAAGCTGCTTAACAGTATCTCCTAACTGGACGGTAGTGGTTGTTAGTGCGAATCTAGCAGCCTGATCTGCAACTTGGACAAGCCGCTCAATGGCAGCCTGCGGTATTCTGGCTATATCAAATATGCCAGAAACTACTGAGGAAGCATCATGCGAGTGATTACCTTCGGAGACAGTCCCTGCACTTGTTCCAAAATCTTTATTGAAAGCTGTGTTTTTAGTAAAAGCAGCCTCTCTACTGGTGTCTGTTGGATGGACATGGTCACCTCTTGAAATTGTATCTGCGCTACCGCTATTCGCGATACCATTCATGGTCGGGTTTGCTGTGGCAAAGCCGCTGGTGTCAGTGTGGTAATCAAGATTGTGAGCGCTTAGAAGAGGTGTCCCGACGGGCCATACACCCGAAGCTTTGGGGCCGAAAATTTGGCCTGTAGTGGTGTTGATATAAAAGTCACCATCTACACCCTCAGTAGTTGGATTAACGGTTCCGTTTAGAACAGTCTTACCATCTGCTCCGGGGTCACCTGCTGCACCGGGGATGCCTTGGATGCCCTGTGGGCCTTGGGGCCCTTGGATACCTTGGATGCCCTGCAGACCCTGAGGCCCTATAATAGTGGTGTAGCTGCCCCAACCCGAAGCTGTTTTCGGACCATAAATTCTCCAGTTAGTTGTCTCGATATAAAAATCATCAATGTCCCCAAGACCGCTACTGGGAGCAACAGCTCCACTAAAGATGGTCCTACCGCCAGCTGGGCCCTGGGTACCTTGGGGACCGACTAAGCTAGTCCCAGACCCCCACCCTGAATCTGACTTAGGTCCAAAAATCTGGAGAGAGGAAGTATTTATGTAAAAATCTCCCAGAGTTCCGGAGCCGCTATCTGGATCTACTGATCCATTCAGGATTGTTTTCCCATCAAAGCCTTTGTAGGCCAAGCTGTTCCAGGCAGATATTCCATCACCGATTTTAAATTGATTTATAGTAGTGTCAAGGCCAATCTCTCCCTGAGCTAACACAGGGTTAGTAGTTTGCCAGTTGACTGAGCTGTCGTTTCTAAATTGGATTCTGTAAGCCATTATGCGCCCCCTGCATTAATAATCTCTTGGTCTGGTGTGTAGATACTAGCAGCAGATCCACCAACAAGCTGTGCTGTTCTGAGAAGAGAGCCGTCATCTTCGACTAAAGGAAACTTTTGACCCGTTGGGTATATAACCGAGGGTTTACCGCCAACCTCAGAATCAGCGAATATTTCTATAAAACCAGCATCTGGGTTTGTGGTGGGGAATGCGCGCTGTACTAACACTAAGTCACCCGCTATTTTAGGCATTTCTCTCCTCCAAAAAATTTCAGTAAAATAAGTGCCCAAAAAATATTTGGGCACTTATTTTACTATAAGTTACCCGACAATTACAACTCTGCCATCAAACTTAATATTGCTGCTAAGAACTACAGTTCCAGTCGCTGCAACGTTAACATCCAGCATAGTCACGTCTCCGGCACTATCCTTAATGTCCACTACCAGGTCCTGGGTGCTTCCGAGGCCGTGGGATGCAGCAGCTACGGTGAAAGTGTAAGGTGCAGACACGCCTACCCAATCAGCAACTACAAATCCCTGTGCATATTTCTTCGCGACGGCAGTCATTATGTTCACGCCGTTTACACGATATTCAGCACCAGTCGGGATGTTTACGTTGTTACTATCATCCACAGACACACCGGAGTTCTGGATAATTCTGCCAGTTGCTCCGTCAAAACGAGCGAGAGCGTTGTCTGTTGAAGACACACTTGATGATGACACCGCGTCAGTCAGGTTGGCCTGCAGAACGAAGAAGTCAGCCGCAGTAGACGCGATGTCTTCCGATGCCACAAGCGCATCTCCAATTTCCAGATGGCCGAGACCTACGATGTCACCGGCAACTGACACGCGCCAGTAATCACCTTTTACAATTGCGCTACCAGCACCAGAACCAGTGCTCGGAAGAAGGCCTGAACTAGCATCAAACTGACCAACTAACTGACCCAGAGCGGCAACTTTACTGTCTACATAGGCTTTAATGACAGTGGCTACGGCGACCTGAGATGCTGTGCCAGTCTGAATGTCACTTGCCAGGGCAGAGGGTGCAAAGTCAGCTATTTCCAGGTTAGAAATAGAGTTGCCTGAGCCATTAGCATCAAAAGTTTTGTTGCTCAAAGTATTGGCCGAAATATCGGTCATGTAGTCTATGCCAGGAATGGCGGCAGATGCTGCGCCAGTGGAGTCAGTCTTGACAATGCCTGCACCGCCATTATAAGAAGCGGCAGTTCTGTCAGCACCACCAGAGACCATCAGGATCCCTGCGCCAGAGGCTGCGATTGCACGAGTAACTGCGGTAGTCAGATCATCGCCGACTGCGACAGTGTTAACGGCCGTTCCATCAAAATACTTGAGCTGCTTGCTTACACTGTTATACCAAACACGGGCCTCAACAAGCTCGCCACCACTTGGATCGGCGACTAGGGCCTGGATCTTGGCATTTAGTAGTTCGTTAAGTTTGAGATCAATGCTGGTATTGAAAGGCTTCGCCATATCAATAACTCTCCTTTAAGTTTTTTTTTAATTGCAAAAGACTTTCCCACTCATTGGGAGAGTCATCATCACTGTTAAGCTATTTTCGTCTATGTGCTGAATTTCTACACCAAATTCAGTCTTGGCTGTATCTACGACAGTAACACTTGGATATCTATTCAGGCCGTGATTTACTAGGACGGTGTTGGTGTTGATAAAGTCTTGAGTATGATTTAATTTCGGCAAGGGCATTATGTTCACCCAAGTGCTGGTACCTACGGGCCTGTATTGTAAGTGGGTCGCTGATACAGAAAACTCTGCTTGGCCGACCGACTTAACGACGGTCCCATCAAAAGTTTTATAAACCCTCTCGATGTTATTAAACCAAAACTGCCCTGTCTGTGGAGAAGCAGGATCAGAGTCTAGCCTGTCGATTATTAAATTCTTAAGCTGATTTAGGTCAAAATCGGCCGTTGACCAAAATTTTACTACGTCTGCCATAATTCCCTCCTGCCCGCTTTTCGATATTAATATAAAAACCGAACAAGTTTTAGTCCAGGGTTAATTACAAAAAACATACCCAGATTTAGGGCCTGTCATTTTTACTTGCAAGTTATTTATGTCAGTGTGAGATACTGCGGTCATAACTAAGTTTTTGTCTTCATCTAGTACTACCACACTCGGAAAGCGATTTAAATTATGCTCCACCAATACTAAACTTTCGTTAGTAAACTGCTGCGTGTAGCTGGCTGCATTTTTTAGGTAATCTAAAAAGTCCTGCGTAGACCCAGAGTTCCCTTCTTCAATCCAGATATCATACGCAGATTTACCTTCTGCCCCAACTAGACTAGTAATAAAGTCCTGCTGAGTTCCTACGTTACCTAGGCCGAGCCATATTTCATAAGCTGAAGCGCCAGCGTCCCCCTGGGGACCAATTAAACTATTAAGAAAATCTTCGACAGTCCCTGTATTACCCGCATCTAACCAAATTTCGTAAGCAGATTTACCCATACTCCCTCCAGTGGAATGTTCTAATAATAAGTCGTAAAGCTCAGATTCAGCATCTTCGGCACTTCTTTTTTTAGAGAAAGCCTTGATAAAGGCAGCCGGATCAAATCCAGACCAGTTAAACTTGCTTACTGAATCCGGTTTGTTTTTCACATCCTGGTAAACAATTACATCAGGCTTATTGTAGTCGCCCATGCCTATTCCTCCTTAGTGTAGTCAGGATCGCCTGACGGAAATCTCAGGGCTTCAAACGGGCCACAGTCTAGCCCAGTGCCATCTATTCCTATATTTGTTCCGCACTCATCTACGTCACTGCTACAATTAGGATTATCAGGATCTACTGGGCGGGCCCTAGACATGTTTATGTCATTTAAGGGCGTGTTATTCATTACAGAAACTGCCCATGAGTATGAGAAAGAAAACATACTAGTAACTGACACTTCGACTAGCTTAGTATCGGTACTAGCCTGAAGTGGGCGTTCCTCTAAGATTTCGCCAACCCCAAACTGATGAAATCGTAAGTTCCTAAACTGCTGCTTAAAAGACTCCAACAGCACAAAGATCAGGCTTGCCAAGTGCTCTGCTTCAAGGCCCTCCTCGGAAACGCAATTTATTAGCATCGACCCGCGTATCAAGTCTGAATGCGTTGTGGCCCCAGTATTCATATTCATACTTTTTAAATTGTCTATTGACAAATTGGAGTAACCTATACGGCCTCGAGTTAGATAAATCGTAGGCTTAAATGTTTGCACTTCTTTTGGGACTTCAAATTTATCTGATATGTAAAGCCTAGTAATTTCAGGATCGTCGGAGTAATGAAATGGCCCCTCGTTTTGTTTAAACAGCTCTCTGATTATAAGTAAATACACATCTTTAACGAAAGATGTAATTACGTATCTCTCAGAAGTAACTAAATCAATCATCGTCTGAGATGTTTGGTTTAAATTTGGCTTATTTAAATTATTGAGTTCACCGGCCATTACTTTTTACCTAATAATTGCATTAGTATATTAGTTCGTTCTTCTTCTTCCAGAGTTGTTATCTGTTTGACTAAATGCCTACGACGTTCTATGTTTTGTATTTCAGTCACGGTCCAGAGCCTATTTAGTCGAGGGTCGGCAATAACATCACCAGGTTTGACTTTTGGATAGTTTGTCATTATGCCCCGATTGACAGACTTTATCAGGTTGCCCATGTCCCCCACACCCATGCCCTTAGCATCTGTGCTGAAGTTTACGTAGGCACTTATCGGTGCGTAAAATCCCCCATCATAACTGGTCCCATAACAGTTAACACAGCTAGACTTAGTACTTCTGCGCTTAATTTCATCGTAGCACTCTTGGCAGCGCTGCCCCCCTTCTTTCCTGATGAAGACTAGGCAAGGCACGCCGTTACCATATCTTGGGTTTTCCAAAGAAATTCTGTTTCGTCTTATTAGCTCTAAGGCCTCTAAGTTTGGTGGGTGCTCTACAGTTCCAGGCTGGGAGTAACTAACTTTCCCATCTCGTTTATCTTTAATCTTTAGCCGAACATAATAAGCCTTCCAGAGCTTAAATATTTCTACATCTCGGTCTAGATAGTATCTCTCACTTGGGTCGACTTTGGATAGCAAAACAAAACCCTCATGAGGAGCCTCACTTCGTTCTAAGTAGAAATCAAAATTAGAGAATTTATCAACACTTGGCTGAAAATCCCAAGTAATTGCAAATTCTCTCCTGGATATAGGTGTGACTGTTATGTTTTTGACATCGATCATAGTTAAACAGGGCGGGACTCGCCCGCCCATATGTCACTTAACCAAAGTATTTATCTACTAGATCGGCAGCCGCCATTTTAATGTTAACACTGGCCTGCTTGCCCTGCTGCATTGCCTGCTGTGCATCCGGATACCCAGAAACTGGGTTGCCCATCGGAGGCTGCATTGCCATCATGTTAGGGTCCATGCCCATAGGTGCCTGCATGCCCATCATATTAGGGTCCATACCCATCATATTAGGATCGTAGCCCATAGCAGCTGCGGCCATTGGGTCAATCATGGCTTGCTGGTCAAGATTCATGAGCGCGTTGTTAATGCCCAGCATAGAATTGCTGTTGATATTTGCCTGTTGTATCATCTCATGTTCTTTCATTTTATTGGCAGCCATCGCGCCAATAGTTGCGCCGATAGCAGCAGATATGAGCTGCCCCCTGGCACCAAGTCCTCCGGCACCAGCAAGTCCCAGAGCAGAACCGGCACCCACGAGTGTGCCAAGTCCTTCGGGGGCCATGTCAGCCACTCCGCCAAGCATATCCATGATGCCGGCACGTTTTACCAAAGCCCTAACTGCTTGTTTCGTAAGCATTGTGTTTCTCCTTAAATTTCAAGTCGCTTTAATTGACGGACATAATAGTTCTGGAGCAAGTAGCTACTTCCAAAGTTCTTGTATGCCCCTTCCATATTGGTAGCCTCTTTGAACTTGGCAGACAAAGTAATAAAATTACTAATCAGCTCTTGAGCCCACCCACGGTATATTTCAGTCTTTTCTGATATTGGCCCAGATGTGTTCCCATCACTGACACTAAAATGATTGCGGGCCTGGAGAACGCCGCCACTAAGCATCGTGTAGCCACTCCCCCCAAGAACCAGCAATGTTGGAACTGGAAAGTTTTCAAGTGTGTATTTAGTTATATGGCCTGTGCAGCTATTAAATATTTCCAACGCCATTAGAACAGCCTGACCAATAATGTTATTGGTAAACTCTTCTTTATCTGGCTGCAGGTAATTCATGTCCGAATAATCAGACAAGTAACTTCGCACTAAGCCAATATAATTATCTAACGCCTGCTCTTCAGTTACACTAGTCATGTTTTATTATTTCTTTTTGCCTTTGCGTTTACCTTCAGTTTCACCTTCTTCTGCAAACGGATCTGAAATAGTCGCTTCTTCGGAAGCTACTACGACGAGACCTTCCACAGGAGCTGGTGCCGGTTTGGGCTCTTCTGCTTCAACTGGATTAGACTTCTCAACGGCAAGGACAGTAGTTGCGGACATCTTAGACAGCCTTTTAGCAGCGACGAGCTCATCCAGGACTTTATTTTCTTCTAGGAAGTACTTAGTATTCCCGTTAAGTCTTTTTGAAAAAGTAACAGAGTCTTTCGGCGAAAGCTTAACTGTCAGATTATCCTTGTCATTAGTAAGTTTGTACCAAAATTTGGCCATTGTTTTCTCCTTAGTGTTTTAATAATAAACCGACCCTACTAAGTATAATAGGGCCGGCTATTTAAATCAACTCAAGCACCAATTAATTACGGCTGCTTTTTAATAGTGATTTTTGCAATCGATTTGGTGTTGATAAGGCCGACACCGATGTATTCCCAAATTTTGTATTTCAGGAATTCGGCACGGGTCTCAATCCAAAGTTTGGTGTCGGTCAGTGCGTAGAATTTACCAAGAAATTCCGGAGCAGTGAAGAACCAAATATCGTTATGAGGAACCAGGTCAGTCTTGTTGGTAATGAAGACGCGCTTGCCGTGAAGACTTTCTTCGGTCAGACCAGAAAACAGGACGTCATACGCCTTGTTATCAAATTCCTGACGGCCATTACCCATGAGATCGTTCCATACAGATCGATTCATAAGTACGGCAGCACACTGAAGCTGGTCACCAGATTCCAGCAGGTTGTAGCCGGTAGTCAGGAAGCGAGCATTTACGTAGGGCTCAGTAGTCAGAATGTCTAACTTCTTGCCGGTAGTGTCTACGATTTTCTGGCACTGTTCGACGAAAGTGCCATCTTCCCGTTTTTCAACGGCCATAAGAGCATTCTTTTCAATGATCTTAGTGATCGGCATTTCATAAGAAAGCAGATCACCTTCAGAAATTTCATACTCTTTAGATGCAACTTTGTGGAATTTAATCCCTACGCTGTCACCTCTGATGTATTCAATGTCAGATTCTCCATTCATCGGAAGGGACACGGCTTCTGCATCGCGTTCCAGATCGATGACCTTCTGAATACCACGTCTGCTGCCAGGAATTCTGTCGCATTCTTCTTTAGTGATTGGTTCGGGAGGAAGAATCTTTCTCAGGAAAGAACTCTCACGAATTTTATCACGAATGTATAGATCGCTGGCGGCGGCCACTTTCTGCTGAACTTTAGGATCGTTCGAGCGGATGGCCTTGTAAAACAACTCATTAATCATGCTATCGGTTACATCGTAAGTTGCCATATGTCAGTTTCTCCTTATCTGATTACGGCAGCTACTACGAGTCTGCCTTCTGGATGATCAGCTGGTGACATGGCGACTCTGCCGATAACCTGGTTAACACCAGCGGCTACGCCGTATTTCAAGAAACCGTCGGCGGCATCTTTTTTGGCGGTGAGCGGCACACCAAACAGCATTGAGGCTTCGTCAGCCATAATATACTGGTCGGTTTCGAATTCAATCGCACCTTCCAGGACTACGGTTTTGCCGGTTTCTTCGGTATCATACTTGCCGGCTTCTGAAAATACAGGCTTTGCCTGTGCGACATATGCCGCGTCTGAGCTGAAAGGGTCAGGAACACCGAAAGTAACTTCGCCGCCCTCTACACCCATCGGCACGATAAGGCTTCCGTCTGGAACGGTTAGGCCGGCCGCTAGATTAGCGAGTCTTACACCGCGGTATTCCACATGCTTGGTGCGTTTTTCTCTAAGCATTTGGGATAATTCCTCCTGATTTACATTAATGTGACTAAGTAGTCCACCAGGGGATTACCCTTGGGACCCTCACTGTTACCTGATTTCTGTGAAGAGATCAAAGCTTCTCCGATTTTAAGGACAGCTTCGTTTCTTCCAAGTTCTAAGGCCTTCTCTACCACGTCCATATCTTGAGAAGCCATTTTGCTGGTCTTCTCGTCGATTTCTTTACGGACGTCATCTCCTACAACTAACTTAGTGGCTATCTTCCTTGCCCTAGCCATTCTTTCGTTTTCAGAGATTTTTACTTTAAGAGATTCAGCCTCAGCTTCTGCTTTCTTTCGCAATGCATCGGATGCTTCAATTTTTTTAGCAGCGAGCTTCAAAATTTTAGCCATTTCCTTTTTGCTGATAGGCATCTGTCATCTCCTAAGTAAGATTAAAACGGGCGAATCCCGCGAGAGACTAAGTAATTATAAGCTTCGGCAGCTTTAATGCGCTCAGCTTTTTCCACAACTTGGGCCATGGCCTGCTTTTCCACGAGCTCATCGGACATAACGTCTACGGAAACGTCATAACCAACCTGTGCAAGTTTGAAGAACAGGACGGCATCTTCGTCACTCATTTTAGCAACTGCCTGTTTAATTTCGCCAGGAGTGAGGGGGGTTTCGTCACCGCCCTGTGACTGAGGAGCAGCACCCATCATCGGGTCTACGGGGCCTTTAACGCCCATGCTCGGATCATTAGCGGAGGTAGTGCTGGTCTGTTTGTCGGCCAGGGCTTTAGCTTCGCTGGATACTACACCAGGATCGGCCTTGGGAGAGGCAGTCATGTCTGCATCTAGACCGTAAACACCAGTGCCGTCAACGGCTTGCTTTACAATTTCTTTTGCGAGTTTTGCATAATCAATTTTACTCACGTTAGTTTCTCCTCGTAAATTTGCTTCTTTGGTATTGTCAAGCTCAGCAAGAGCTGCAGCAACGATGTCCTCAGTACTAGAGTCGCCCTTCTCTTCCTCACCTTCATCCTTCTTCTCTTCGCTTTTCTCTTCGCCTTCTTCTTCTTCTTCTTCTTTTTCTTCTTCGCCTTCCATTTCTTCGGCTAGCTTAAGAAGAGTCTCAGCAAGAATGTCGCTTTTAGAGATGGCGGCAGTTTTTTCTTTACCTTTGTTCTTCAAATTCAAGATATCTTGAATTAGAGATTCTGATGTACTACCCATCACTCTTAACTCCTTTTCAAAAGTTTATAGTTAATTGGCTAAAAATAGTCAATACTAACTCAGATTATTTTGTCACTCATCGGCACATAAAAGGTATAGAATATATTTCCCGTAAAGTCAAGTCTACACTCGCTCTTTTGGATCTAATCAAAGGTGCTATGTTCAAATCCCGATTCTGCCGGATTTGGTGAAGTATCTCACTTTCACCACTGGGCGCAGACCTTAAGTACCTTGCCGCCACACTGCTTCCCATACCTAGGGCCGCCAAGTTCATACTACCGCCGGACATAGCAGCACCAACTGTACCAGACAGCATAGCTACACGGGCGATTTCATCCAGCATTTCTGGCGTTATGCCAAAAACAGAGTTGACATCTTCTTCCAGGCTAATGCTCTGAAGGACTTCTGGACTGACGTTATTGGCAGCCAGAATAGCCCTTGCGTTTGGTGTCAATCCTGCTAGCTTCACAGCCTTGCCATCTGGTCCAAGATCAGTAATTACGTTGCGTGCAGCTTCTATGTAGGCGTTGTTCTCAAGCAGCACTTTGGCTATCTTAGTTAGCCCCAGTTGAGAAAATAAAATCGCCTGTATTTCGTTGGGCTTAAAGTAAGCATTGCTTACTTTTATAGAATCGGCCAGCCCTTTTGCGGTTTTAGTATCAGCCGCTATTTTTACTATTTCTTTAAAAGAAAGATTCTTCAGGGTGTCTGGAGGTGCAAGCTCGCTCTCCTTCTCGGCCGCCTCTTTGACCATGGCAGCCTTGACACTTGAAGGAATAACTAAATCTCTGAAACCCCTTAATGGATCTGAGATCTTGGCTACTTTAGTGGCCCCAAAAATCTTTGCTAAAATACAGGCTGTCTTATCTGCAGGGACTACTACAATAGATATGTCGAAAAAATCCGGATCAGGATTATACACAAATACTTTTCGACCATCTGGGTAAACATAGTTAAGCCCGTTCTTAGTTACGTGCTCACAGTAGTCTTTGGGCGTTAGGGCCTTATTTCCACAAATGGAGCACACATCGTAGGGCACTCGACACCCCATAGACAGGCTCACTAACTCATCTTTCTCTAGCTTAGAAACAATATCTTTAGGCAGTTTAGTCGTGTCATACTCTACGACCAGTTCTACACGATTCATTCTAGGATTATATGCCGAGAAGTGAATTTTACCGTAGCCCTTGCTCGGATCCTTATTTATGTGATGCATAAATGGTGTTCCGGACAAGAACGATGGGTGATGCTCTATCAGCTCATCCTGCTCAAAAAAATCTCCGTTTACGTTAGATGACCAGTACTCACCCGCACCTAAGGCGTTACACAAAGAGTAATGGCAGTGCTCTTTGGGCACTAACTTATTTATAAAGTCTGTAACTTCTGGAGGCCACTCAGAGGCGGCGGCCAGCTTAGTCAAAGGGCCGCCAGCCATCCTAAGAGTATATAGATACTTATTATTAGCATCTTCCGAAGAATAACTTAGTAACTTATCCATTACTCATCAATCTTTCCGCCTACGCTCTTCACAATAGTAGACATGATGTCGTCTCTGCGTTTGTTGGCGGCAAGCTCTATGTCTAGCACGCTCTTAAGTGTCGGGAAATCGACGCCTTTGAGATTATAGTCTACCATGTTCTTAATAAACTGACCTGCCACTAAGGGATTTCTCGTCATCGACGGTGCGTATTCCTGCATTAAACCCCAGTAGTCGTTAATTTTATTTTGGTCTACTTCCTGCAACTCCGGGAACTTAACAAACATGTCTTTATACGCGGCTTCTGATTTCGCGTTATCCTGGTATCTGCTGTATAAGTTAGAGGCCAAGGCACCCGCGCCCAGACCAAATAAGACTGTCTGGAGACTTGGCTTAGCCACTTCCTTGAGCATGCCCCCTAGGAAAGTTCCCCCACCGGCAGCTCTCTTTTCTCTAAATTTTCTAACTATCTCAGTGTGATTCATATTACCTCCGACAGATGATTTTTTATAAAGAGGGCTAGTATTGAGTCGATTGGCAAAATCGTCCATCTTGTTCTGGCCTAGTCCTACTCTAGGGTTTAAGTTTAACGGCTTCATTCCAGGGGAGTCACCGGGAGATAGAACGCTGGTAAAGACAGAAGGCCCTAGCAGCCCTGCAAACGCGGATGCAAAGCCTAGCTCTTTTAATACTGGCGCCCAACTACTATGCTTAGTCCTCATGACTACTCCCCAGCGATAAGCTTTTTATAATAGTCTAACGCGGGGACGCCCTCATCAGAAGTGTGAGCAACCCCAGGATCTGGGGTAGAGCTTCGTTCGTAAACACCGCCATTACTCTTAAAGTCTTCAATTTTGTCTATGATTTTCTTAAAGTTGCTTATCGCATCAATTTGTTTAATTATCGGATCCCTGCCTACGATCTTTACTTTCCGCTCTAAGATATAGTCGTCGTGTTGTGGGATCACCGAGTTTTTAGCTTCGAGTAAAAGCTCAGTGGCTCGTTTGTTAGAGAAGGCAGAGATATCTTTGGCGGCCTTTACAAATATTTTATCTGCAATTTCAGATTTATCACTGTTGTCATACTCACGCCATATGAGAAAAGGATTTTCATTTAAGGCTGCCTGCTTTATGAGTTCTACTGCTTTATCGATTGCACTGGAAAGTTTAACGTAAGTGAGCATTAATTCTGCCTCTAAGCTCTCCTTTGCCGCAGCAATTTTGTTTCTAAGCACAAAGTCCTTCTGCGTTGCGAAGCGCTTCTTATGCCCTTCTTTATCTAGTGCTGGAGTAGCGTCAGCTACTTTGATTACGATGTCTTCTGAAGATTCATCGGACAAACTAGCTAAGAACCTCCCATCAGTGTCATACTCGGGAGCAAAGACAGTGGAGTCGTTACTGATTGTTGCAGTCTTAACAAAATAATCTGCATCTTTAGAATGCGCAGTCTTAACTGGCTTTACAGGCTCCTGCATGGCCAGATTTTTAAATATTTTAGCCTTATCTGCCAGCTCAAATTCGAACTTACGATCTGTAGCACCAGCCATTTTTGTACTATAAGTACTTAAGTTCGCATTCTCACATACGCGAGCAATCTGTTCCTGGTTAAGCCCGCGTTCCTGAGCCATTTTCGTAATTGTCTCATTCATAGGAGTGAGATTATCTAAAAATGCTTTAGAAGCCTCTTTTCCTAAATCTTTAAAAAGCTTATCATTCATTGCTATTCTCCCGGACTATTACAGGTTTACAGTTCTAATAAGATATACATACTAACACGGCAATAGTCAACTTCGCATATAATGCGTGTAAAATTGCCCAGCCAACCTACCAATCATAGTAGCATGAAAAGCGTCATCTGGCAAAACATGATTATAAAACATACTGCCACTCCTGGAGAAGTCTACATATATAGTAGTAAAGTCTTCTGAAAAAGCTTTAAAGTCTTCCCATCTCGGCAGCTCTATTTCGCCGTTTTTCAGTTCATGAATAAACTCAGACATGCAGCGAGTTCTGTGGAAAGTAATACGACTATCATCAATTTCTGGATCCCATTTTATTTTCTCTTTAACGTTTCCAGACGCGTTAAACTCCACCAGAGGTATGTTCTCTAACATATCTTTAAGCTCAGTGTTGTGATAAAAACCGGCACCATGGTCAGCACCAACTATGTTGACTCTATACAGCCGAGCTAGCCTAGCCACATCCCGGACTTGTACTCTCGGATCGCTTTCTTTTCCAGAATATTTTTTTATCCAGATAAGCTTGAATTTTCTATCCGAATAATAGCGGGCTAATGTAACCACGGTATATCCTGTGGGTAAAAATCCCTTCGCACTCCCTAGAGAAGCGTCTCCATGCCCCCAATCTATACCTAGCGCTAAGGCCCCTGGCTGTATTGAGCCGGTTGCGGGTAATGAGTTAGGTGCGTCTGAGCAGGCGTTAATCAAATCTAATTCTGATATTGGGTTGGCACCGACATCGTATGGCAGCGCCAAGACTTCATTGTAGAATTGATAAGTAGGATACGAGTTAAATTTATCCCACATTTCCTCCCAGTCTACTACAGGCGATAATAACTGCGGCAGCCTGGCCCCGAACAACCTTTGTGCTTCTGGGCTGTCGTTAGTCGCAACCCACATACCTTCGAATGGTGGACCAAGTAGTTTGTCACATTTTTTACAAACTACTCCATGCCGACCAACGTTTTCAATGCCGAGTATATTCCAGGAATTGCATCCCGAGCACTTGACGACGTATTCGTGCTTGGTGCTTTTTTGAAAAAGTCGGTTAAGAGTATTATTAATAGTCTTTGGTGTTCCTGCATAGGCCCGCCTTCTAAGTTCTGGATCTGCACCAGACAGAACTTCGTCTATGACACCGACGTTATCCCATATAATATCCTGAACTTCGTCAAGTAGGACTTTGTGGGCAGAAATACCACGAATAGAGTCGGCACTTAAGTATGCGTATCTTAAAAATATTTTAGAGTTGTTGCTGAAAGATCTATCAAAAACGTTAGATACGCTATCAGCATCCATCATTAGCTTTCTGAAAATATGTGAATATTTTATTACTGGGAGTAGCTTATCAGTTGAAAACGTCCGGGTTTGTTTTTCTCTGGGAGTCACAAATAGCGTAGTAAACCAGGGAACTAGCAACGCATCTAATAGTATTTCATTCGCCAACGTTGTTGACTTACCCATCTGTCGACCCATGACATACACAGAGTTTTTCTGAGGCTTGTCGTAGATCAATTTAAACATTTCACGCTTACTGAAAGAAAAGGGCTTGCCTTTAAGGGTAAAGACCTTCTCTACAAGGGCAGACCTAAGCATTTAAATAACCTCGTTAGTTTTTAAGAAGTCAGAAAGCTTAGGGCTTGACTTGGCAACTTCTAACTTAAGCTCTGTCAGTAATTCATGTAAAGTGTTTACATCAGTGTCTTTTCTATTCATCTTCTCAATACGATCACCAACACGAATAACCGCTACGGCCAGCTTGTTAATTGTATCCGCGTCTAAATTTTTGGAGACTGCATCTTGGTATTTTAGATACGCATCTGATAGCATTTCTTCAAGGATTAGCGCATAGTTTAACTTTAAGCTCACACCAACAGATTTGGCAGCCGCTGTTGCATTCCCAAATAACAACTTGTTTATACCAGTCTTAAGTGTGTCTGACGCCAACGCATCTGTTGCGTTTTTTATATCTAAGGTTGACAGTCCAGTTACTGACCAAAATGCATTTATAAGCAAATCGAAACTTTCTTTAGAAAAACTACGACTGAACTTTTTATTGAACATGTCTGCGATGGCCAGGGGTGTGTAGTTAGGAATTGAGGCAAGTATGAAAATGTACTCTCGATACTTACGAACAGATGCAAGATCCCAGCACTCGTTCCAAACTTCCGTCTTTTCTAAATCATGTAAAATAAAATCCCCAACGTCGTACTTTTCACCAAGCGACAGTCGCTTTACTTTATTACTACGAGCGAACAGGGCCGCATCTTTCAGTAATTCATCAGTAGCTAACTGACTAAATACCGAAGCACCTCCACTTCCCATCAATCCCATAGACTGTAGGCATGTGGAGATACTTTTCATTGATTTACCTCGTAGCAGCGACGCCACGATGTATCTCCTATATGGCGGTTTCCTGAGCATTGAGTTATGTTATATGCCTTCGCGGTAAGCTGTCAATTCAGTAATTAAGTCATCTAAGGTGGCCATGGCAGTCTTAAGAGTTTCTTCGGAAACTAAGTTATTTCCCAAGCGAACACCTGCCATTAGTTTGGCCATTTCGGCCAGTGCGTTTCTGTACACAGGAACCGCTTTATAAAAGCTGCCAGTAGTGTTATCATCTAGGTAATCTAATGCCAATGCAGAATCAATAGTTTCCTCTGTCGGCATTATAGATGCCACTTTCAACCAATCAATCTTACTAATCTTAGCCTTAAGTGCCGAAGAGATTTTAACTTTGTTTCTTAGCGGTATGATAAAATCAACTTTACCGTCTGCTTCGAGCATTGGAATCGCATCAGCAATGTCAGCCTTCTTTATGCCAAAACTATTGAGCTGATACTCTATAGTATTTTTCGGGCAAATGATATTCTCTTTGGCGCACTTAATTGCTACGGTGTTTTCATCTCGGTTTATCACTGTTAAAAGCTGAGCATTCCTAGTCAGCTCCGAGAGGCAGGCTCGCTTGCTTGTTAAAAATTTATCTTCCAAAGGTTCGGCAACTTTGTAAAACACGGCATTAGGTGATAATATAACGCGGTTTCCTTCAGGCAAACCAGCATCAGATGCAGTTTTACTTCTATCTAATTTACTCAGGATAACACCTACAAAGGCGTCTCCACCCTGCTTAGTTTCACCTATTATGACTTTGCCAATGGGCATGTCCATAGTTTTATGGACTGTTATTGGCTCTAAATATTCTCCTGAATTATTAATCAGAATATCGTCATCTGGTATCAGATCATCTGGGCTTTTTTTATCAAAGCTAGACAATATGCTTGAGCAGTCCCCTTTCATGGGAACTGCCTCAGTGTCGTCGTCGACATCGTGCATCATACCCCCGTGTGACAGGCCGAGCAGTTTCCCAAGCATGCCTTTACCGCCACCGCCACTACCAACTGATTTTATTTTTATGACCATCACAGGACTAAATCCCTCTCCGTGCATAAATGAAAACATGCCTGGATTCGAGACTTTCTTCATAATTTTGTTTAGAATGCCGGAAATGCCAGGCATGAGCATGCTGTCTTCGCTGTCATCTCCAAGAATAGAGAGGCTGCCGGTTTTAATAAAATCTACGTATTTATCCGGCATATATTTTTTGACAAAAGACTTGGCCTCAGCAAACGAAGTTGCTAACTTTTCCCGATCACCGTTCTTCTTAGTGAGATAAATGTGCCCATGTAAGAACCCATCTCTAGAAATGAAAGCTGATTTGTACCTGGAAGGTTGCTTGCTTAGTATAGAGGTAAGTGTCGCTGCTAAATTTTGGTTGGAGACACAGGCGCTTTTTATACAGCTATCAGTAGTTATCCGTCTGGCCAACTCTTCTCTTTGATCGGGGCTTATCACGGACGCAGTTATTTCTCTAAAGTTCCGGGTGCCAGTGTTATTCGGGACATTGTTACTTAGTCCTGCGGCATAAAAATCAATACTGTCTTTGTTATTCATAGCTACTCCTAAGTCTAGCCTTCCGTTAATTAAGTCGGTAATTAGTTTATTGCTCATGTATCTCCACTTACCATTGAGTAGCGCAATATCAAAGGGCTGAAGTTTTTTATTTTTAATTAAAACTGGAATGACTAAGCTACTTCCCGAGGCATCTACTACGAAAGAGCCCTTGGCATACAGCTTCTGGGGCTCGAACTTATCTATGATGAGCTTTATGGGGAAAGAAGCCAACTCTGGGTAGGTGGAGAACAATATTTTATTAATCTCCCCAGTCCAAACTGACGTGTCTTCCGGAAGCTCTATTTCGTAGCCGACGTTGTCGTTTACAAAAGCTCTTTCTAGCATTTCACTTACCTGCCTTCGTTATTTTTTGTTAGCTACTGGCTGAGCGGGTGCTGTAGGCGCCTTGCCAAAATTTGAATTAAAGCCTAAGTTAGAAAACATACCTTTAAACGCACCACCAACGCCACCAGCTAAACTTCCAGCACCGTATGCTGCTCCCCCTAGAAGCCCGACCCAGGGCAGCATTCTTAGAAAACTCCCGGCAGTTTTTTCTCTGTGTCGCTTAGCAGCCGCCATCTTTACAATTTTACTTACACTGAAATTTTTACTATCAATAAACATGGTTAATAATCTCCTGGATATCTATAGTTTTGCATAGGCATGTACGGTCTTGGGTCAGCAGGATGCCTGAATGATTGGGGAATCTTTTGCTGAGGTTTGTTTGATTGTATTGGCTCTGCAAGTGAGGGATTCCTTGCAACATTTACACCTCTCAGGGCGAGGCCCGTGCCTATCAATCCGCCGTATGCCCAAGTCCATGGATTGGTGGCTATCCGCCGCAACATACTTGGATTATTGGTCACGGTATTGGCAGATGCCGCGCCTGATACAGGATTTGAGGCGGGCTGTGAAGGAACGTAGGGCTGCGTATAAAGATAGGAGGTATCATACGGATTGTATCCGTCCCCCTGCACAGGCGGCGTNCCTTTGCCTTTGCCTTTGCCTTTGCCTAGCTCCTTCACTGGCGGTTCTTTGGTGCCATCACTAGGAATACCAAATTCTTTGCTCACCTTATCGGTAGGCTTGGCGGTAGGATTGTTGGCAGACGCTCCTTTTGGTTTAAACTTAGCATTTTTGAAAGGGGCCCTTACCGCGTTGCTTAGCTGTGTGTAGAACTTACCTGCCGCCGGGTTGGTCAAAACACTATGTGTCACCCCAGCCCCGGCGCCTAAAGCACCACCAGCCATGCCGCCAAGCAGGGCACCGCGTAGACCACTACTGATGCGCCTAGATAGCCCTACGTTAATAGGCCGCCCAAACATATCATAGCCGCCGCCATCAGGCATAGCGAAGCCCCCCAGACCACCCAAAGCAGCGCCACCAAGAGCACCAATGCCGGCACCGGCTCCTCCATGAGTCAGGCCGCGCCGCAGTTGATTCCTAGTAGTATTAGAAGTCAGAAATCTTCTTAGATGAGATATAGGAACGGGTGGTGCCGCTGTCTTTTCCAAATAGCTGTCTATTATAGTCAAATGATTAAAGTTCATAGTTGCCCCCTATTGCATGCTCTTTACAAATTTAACCATATCCATAGAATATTTTCTCCGGGGCTTTGCTGAGTTTAACTTAGTCAGCCCTGGGAAACCAGAAGGGTACTGTGGGTAGCCGATGAAGGCTCTATTCAGGGGAATGTACTCATCTGTAAAGATGGAGGCATTTGGCTGCGGAAATTGAAGATCTGGGCGTCGCCGCTGAGAACGTTCATCCCCTGGGATTGCGGGTGGAGGTAAATGGCCGCGTGCTGCTGGCTCATCTTTCTCCTGCCGCTGCTTCTCCTCTTTATTAGATTTTATTGGAGCTGACATACCTGGGGCTGAGCTACCACCCCTTCCGCTAAGTAAGTATGCTCCACCAAGAGCCCCAGCACCCAGACCTGCGGCACCAACTCCAGCACCTAGGCCTATCGCCGCTGGCATATCTGAGTATCTCATTCCAAGCGGCGAGGCTAGTTCTCGCATACCTGCTTCAAATCCTTCATTGGTTAAGTTATGAGTACGAAACACTGGATTTTTTGAGTTTCTAACGGCATTCATATACTCGCCTACCGCTTTGGCGTCAGGTTTCCCCCCAGTTATCTCAAACTGAGGATTCCCCTTCATTATTCTTTCTAGAGCAGCATCAGCCTGGCCGTGCCTTCGTCCAGTAAGCATATTCTTAAGCTGATTTAATCTGGATGGGGCCACCATCCCTAATCCAGCGCCAACAACGGCCCCAGGTATAGCAGCAAGACCAGCACTAGATGTCCCACCAAGTGCAGCGCCCGTTATGGCACCTGTTAGGGCACCGACTGCAGCACCCCCCATTCCTCCGGACACACTCATTGCAAGATCATCACCAAATTCTAGACCAGCCCTGCTCTTAAGGTGCCCACCTAGCCCGCTTTCTATTATGTCTCTCATGCCCTTAAAGACTCTATCATTTATGGCAGGATTGCTGTATGTTATAGGAGCTGCTGCTCTTATCGCCCCTTCGATAGAAGGATTTGAGATAATGTCTTTTATTGGAATGCCAGTAGCATTTGAAAGGGCGTGAGCAACCATAATATCATTGGGGTCTGGGTGACTTAGAAAAGCATTAAGGCCTCCTTTGGCCTGAATATTTTTTAACAGTTGATCCCTTCGAATAACTAAGTAATCAGCGAAGGCATCTACTGTAGGAAAAACAGACGTAGGATTTACTGACTTTATCTTACCGCCAGCAAACTGCTTAACTGCGTTTTCAAATTCAGGGACAAGACCGGCGCCCTGTATAAAGTGCTCAGCTGAAGCAGCTGATGGCGCCTGCCCTTTAGCGGCGAGATCTTTAGCAAGATTTCTCAGGTTATATGCACCGACCCCAGTGCCAATACCAGCACCGAGACCGGCGAATAACAGTGCGTTGCTGAGTCTGTCACCCAGTGAAGCTGCACGATACTTTCGCCCACCGAGTAAATTTTCTTCTTCAGTTCCGGGAGTTGCCAGAAAACCCAAAGCACCGCCGCCAAGGCCACCTACGAGACCCCCAGTAGCAGCACCTCGACCAATTAGGTTACTTAATGCAGACAACGCATCTTTGTTTACACGGGGATCCAGACTGGCTGCAAAAGATGTTGCTTTAGTTTGCATCAGTCTGTTGAGCTCTTTTTCTAATTGCTGCTGCAGAGCCGGGTTAGCAGATGCCGCAGCAAACTGCCCCCTAGCCGCCGGGCTTAGCATAGACAGTATCGTGTTGATATTTGGCATAATCTCAGCTCCCTTTATTATGATGAATGGTCTTTGCCGTAGTATACGCTATTTCTTTAGCTGTGTCTATTATGTCTGATTCCAAGCTTTCTCTACTGATATACGCCTTAGCAATATCTTTAATGAAAGTGTCCGCGTATCTATCGATAAAGTCTCGGTATATCTCTTTAATAGATTCTGCACTACACACTATCCGACCATTCGCACCTACAATAAACTTAAATTTAGTAATATCTGACTGGACTTGTCCATCCTGGTCCGACACTACCTCTTTCACTATAAGTGAAAAAACAGATTTGTCAATCAAGGCTGCCTGTGCGTCTGGGTCTTCAGTTGCATGGAAACCGATAGTAACTTGTGCTAAATTATGATTCGGCAAAGATTTATCAACAAAGATCCAGTTAAAGGTCGTCTCGTGTGTCTTTTCATTAGAGTCCCAAGTCATCAGACCACCGTCGGCTCTAAATATAGCCCGTTGAACAAAGACATTGATAGTATTTATGCCAGAGCCGTTAACTAGCTCAACGTAGCACCCGGGGCTAGTCTTCGCAATGATATAATTACTTGCCTGCTTTAGTAAAATAAAACAGTCATCTTTACCTTGGATGCAAATGTCTCCTAAATTTAATCGCCTGCGGGAGCCAGTCCTGTCATTAGTCTCGGTGTTCTTAGCTGGATAGAATCCTATTATAATAAAAGCACCAGGCACATGCTCTAACATAACTACTTTTGATCCTGGCTGCGGCATTACGTAAAGTCCATTGCCATTTAAAAATTGATACGCAGACAACCAACCTACGTCATCAGCCAGTCTCCCGTCCCCAAAAGAAACTTTGGCAGTATATTTAAGAGTGTCTACGGCTATGATCCTACCTAAGTAAACACGGCCAGGACTAGAGTCAGAATCCCCAACTAAATTTTTGTTAAAGCCGTCGAGCCACATAAATTAAAGTTCTCTTTCTATCAAAGCTATAATCTCTTGATTTTTCCTGAGCTTAGTAAACGCCGTTTCTTTTATTTGCCTAATTCTCTCTTTGGAAACTAGGAGTACTTTTGCCACCCATTCTAACGAACGACGCATGTCCCCGCCTCGACCAAATAGTAGGCCTAAAACAAAGCATTCTTTAGGAGTGACTGTGCTGTCTACTATACGCCAGAATCGTTTCCGAAAATCCTTCCCTTCCAAATCATCTTCAAGCGCATTAAAATTTACACTGCCTAGCCCGTCCTCATAGGTAATAAAGTCTTCAATACTAAACACACCGCCAGTCTTAGGGCTTTTTATAATTTCTAAAACAGCAGCTACCCGCCCCTCACTCTCACCTAACGCCGCTGCCAACTCCCGATAAGAAGCTGATGGCCTCTTATCCAGAAACTGCTTAACTTTACTTATCAATGGATACATGCTGCCCGGCAAGGCCATTATCCCTATACTCCTCCTGGCGGCACTAAACATCTTCATACGGACCCAATGCTGGGCGTAAGTCAGGAAACTAGACTCGTTACAATCATACTTCTCCAAAGCCTTCAAAAGGCCCTCAAACCCCTCACTTACCAGTTCTTCTAGTTCGATGCTGGGATATCTGTTGGCAACTTTTCTAGCAGATTTGTACAAATAATTTTTATACTGATTGAACAGCGAAGACATCAAAGTTGGATTATTTAGTATTTTATCTTTGTTCAGGCAAAGAAACGTGTTTGTATCTACTGAGTCTGAGTTTAATAACTTAGAAAGCTTCTGGCATGAGCAATTCATATCTAACGCGCTCCTGTTCTAAGTCTATTATCTCAGATAGTACTAACACAGACTCTATCAACGCGATTTTTTCCGCAGGTGTCTTATCCGGCTGTGCCGATATAATATTTATTATTGCAATCGTGTCTTGCTTAAAAGTTCGAAGAAGCTCTCCTTTTTTCTTAACCGTAAGGACAGATTTCAGCTTGCCGCCATTTGGTAAATCTTTTTTAAATGATTTCAACTTTTAATATCTCCTAAAGAAGATCCGGAATACTTTTGTCTACACTAAACCCAACAAAAGAAGGACCTCGTATAGATTTAGCCTTTAGCGGCGCATCTGACTTTATCTTTACTAGTTTGCCAATGTAAGAACTCTTATTTTTAAATAAGTCTTTTCTCATTTCGTCTGAGAAGCCGGTCCCGACATTTCCAACTTCCGTGCCGGACCTATCTTCCAGAACTAACGCCCCGGCACTGCCAGACAGTCTTCCAGTCCCCTCAGTTATGTCTTTTATGCGCAGGTCAAAATCTAACCTGTTTTTCTTTTTGTAAAACTCACCAGTGACTCTATCTTGGAGGACGATACCCTCACCGCCGGCAGCAACAACCCTATTAAAAAAGTCTCGGACAGATTCGCCGGGACGTTTTCTTTCTGGAGGTTTTATATACGTATTTGGCAACGCATCTGCGATTGAGTCTACTAACTTAGCTCGCTCTTCCGGAGAATAATCTGAAAATTTCTTGCCCTGGAACTCCTGTAACTCAAACGGAATAAACTCTGCCTTTCCAAGGGCTTCCTGCATCTTCCAAGACTTGTCCGGGCTTGCCAGTGTCATCGCAGACAGTGTATTGAATCCCTTTGGGTGGTGTAACTCACCCCGAATCACAGCGCCCACAAACTCTTTCGGAACTTTAGTGTACTTTATGTGCGGATAGTTATCTTCCCTGGCAATATTTTCTCCGGAGATAGACTTATTTTGAGAAGTTAAAGATATGCCTTTATCAGTTAGCTTTGCAATAAAATGTGCCCCATCATACTTTCTGGAAACTAGAAAGTTGTCTTTAGGTATGCTTTCTAAGTCTAGTTTGACTTTTTTATAATCGGGCCGCTCATCCCAGTATCTGTCCAACTCTTTATTTTTAACTAAGAGCCAATCTTTGTCTTTAGTATTTACTAGAGTGTAATTTCCAGCATTAGGGCCTTTTGGGACTAATAATCTTATCTTATTTTCCTCAGAGCTTACAACTACATCTTGGCTATCAAAGACTTTTACGGCGCCGGCTCCGTACTCCCCTGATGGGATAGTCCCTTCCCAATTCATGTAACTTGTCTGATGATCTGGTTGTCGAATTAAAAGCCTGGGTTTGCCTGGAGTGTCTGGGAAGCCTTTTCTAGAAGCGAAAGAAATTGCTTTCCCATCTAAGTCCAACCGTATATCATAATGCAGCCCTGCCTTGTCGGCAGTGTGCTCTTGTACAGTCATTTTTGTTACTTTAAAATCGTCAGGCTTTATCGCTGTATATCCCTCTAAGATTTGATTTTTCCTCAGAGACAAGTCATTCATATGATGCCTCCGTTATTTAAAAACTTAACAGCTATCTCTTTGGCTGATGTTTTATTTAAGTGACCAGGGGATCTTATCGTGTAGACTTTTCCAAATATAGAAAGCGAGGAGATGTCTCCGGATTCTGACACTGAAAAATTCAAGCTTGGGTACTCACCCCTAGAAACAGATACCGCTGATGGGATCTGTTTACAATTATCTAAATTAAAAAAATAAATGTACCCAGGGCATTGAATCTCTAAAAAATTTTGTCCCAATAAAAGTTCTTTTACAGCCGATATCTCATCTCGCAGCATAGTAAACTCTCCAAAAGAAAAATAAACCCACCTAACTTATAGTTATAAACCAGGCGGGATGTAAAAATCAATACATTAGCATTAATTATTTTCTTCTAGATGCGTGCTGAGCGTATGCTCCTAAAACTTTTTCATCAGGCAGATACGTGTACAGAACTGCACTCTGCTTAAGATTAATCTTCCTGTCTGCTCCGCCGAAAACAAACGGGAGTATCTCTAACGAGAGTTCTTCGTCTGAGATAGGTCTCACCATAATTCGGAAAGGTTCCGTAACTTCGAGCACATCTGCATTCTCATCAAGTACCTGGCCAATTACTCGGCTACCGTCGGCCAGTCCCAACACTTTAGTACTAGCCCTGTCAACGGACGTTAAGTTACCTAGATCGATTACATCTCCGATTTTCATTCTTTCTCTCCTGCTTTTTAATATTTACCGCTGTCACCTTTACCAAACTCAGAGCCAATTACATACGGAGCTACAGGGTTATAAGAGTGTGTGTAGGACTTGCCCCCCGAAGCCACTGCGTCCTGAAGCACCGACTGAATTCTATTCGTGTTTAACTTAGCCAGCCAGTCATCAGTTACTTTGCTGGAAAAGTCCAGGCCTAGCAACTCAGGTTCGTGCTTTATCGGTGCTTCTGGGTGTAGTTTATTATATGCCAGGACTTTTGTCAACTGAACTTTATCTCCAGGCAAAAATTCGCTTTCCCCAGGGTCTGTTATTTTAGTCACGTTAGTAGTTGCTCGCATGACGGTCTCAAACGATCTGCGGTTAAGCCCAACACCCTGATCTTGGAAAGCTTTCTGCATTTCGTCTATGAGGTAATCCTGTGCAGCCCGTATTCCTTTAGTAGCCAGGAGCTCTTGAGGCTTGATAACTCCTTCAGTCAACGCCTGGCCCTTAGTAACTTTATCTCCAACTTTAAGGCTGGTGTGCGATACCGGACAGAAGTGCTTTTCATCACCAATATAAATATTCAAGCCTCCGGCCGGGTTAGGTTTTATGTCGGTCACGGTTCCATCAACCTTGGCCAAAGTAGCCCTATCTTTAATAAAGTCTGGGAAGTGTGACAACTGCTGAACACGCTCAAACCCAGAAGCCAGACTGGGCCCTGAAGTAGCGACAGAGCCAGTATGAAAAGTCTTCATTGTGAGCTGTGTCGTTCGCTCAGTAGCCACCTGACCGGCTTCAGTGCCTACATTCGCTCCGATCTCAACTGGGTTACCGTTGGGTTTACTGCCATAGCACTTCTGACAGACGCCGTCAGCCGCCTCACAAGTTATCGGAGATCTGACTTTAACTTTAGTCTGCCCGGTTCTTAGTAAATTTTCATAAGCAGCGTTATCGATCAGCTCGCCTTTTAAGTTATATCGCCAGAGTATGTCTCGTTTATCTCTTAGCAGATCCAGCTCTATCCCATTTTTAGTGCCACAATCTGGCATAGAGACTACTTGGTCTACGGCAACAGATATCATTTGCTTGGCAAAGTATCCGGGCTCAGCAGTTTGCAGCGCTCTATCAATCATACCTTTTCTAGCACCTGAAGAAGATATCCAATAGTCGGAGGCAGTAACGCCTTCAGAGTAATTTCTGATAATCGGGATTGGGATAGTCTTACCTTCTTCGTCTGTAACTGCCATAGGGGAAAAAATAAGCTGCCTGACACTGTCCATCCCAGGCTTTCCTGCGGCTGCCAGCATTGTAGCCAGATTATTTTTCCAGACGTTATCCTTAGTCCAGACTTTTCCTACGCTATTGAAATCTTTAATAACGCTAGAGATAGCGTCTACGCGTTCGGCACTAGATTTAGCCTGACTGACCTGCTCTTTCAGGCGCTTCTTAAAAGGCGCCATAATCTCAGTCTGGGTGGCTAAGTCTTTCAGGGTCAAGCCAACACCTGAATATAAATTATTCTCGGTAGATAACTTAGTTATGTCTGCGAAACGTCTGTTTACATTTGCAGGATCTTTTGTTGCAACATCTCGGAGGAATTTATCTAAATAAGACTTATCTATGCCGTTATCCGGAATAGGTATCCCTTCTGGAATAACTGACTTTAGCTTCTCTCTGCCAAGAGTAGTTTCATATCCACCGATTTGCACGACATCGTTCAAATTTATGTTATTTTTAATAAAGTCTGCCTCTGCCTCTTTAAGAGAGGCATATTTTTTGTCGAGCTTCTTCTGACCTTTATTAGATAAAGTAAAAAGACCCAGTTGAATGTCCAGAGTCGGTTTTAGTGTAACTGAATAATCTCTAGGATCATCCAAGATTTTAGATGGCATAAAGCGTTTGGCTTCTTCTACAGCGGCAGGGCTCACCGGAACATACAGACCTACGGTATCTCCATCGAAATCCATGTTATATCCGCCAACGACTAATGGATTAACTTTAACGGCGCTTCCGTTGTAAAGCTTGGGGCGCATAGCCAGTATACTAAGCTTATGCAAACTCGGCGCTCTGTTCACCCAGACTAGTTTATTCTCCGCCACTCGCTCCATTGCTATCTCGGCTTTAGGATCACGGGCAGCAACCAGTTGCTTGGCCTGTATATTTGAGTATCCCATTTTTATAAGCTCATTATGAATAAATGGCTCGAACATGTTCCACGCCATAGCCTTAGGCATCAGTACTTCGTCGGGAGAAACGTCCGCTGACGGTGCGACAGTCGATTGACCAGATAGTTCTTGATTCTTAGAAAAGACGACAGATTGGAAATACCCTTCCTTGGGCTGATCGCCCTTAATAGTCTCCAACGCGCCGACGACTTTCTTCTCACCACGAGTAATTACCGGGTCTCCGAGTCCCTGGACAGCCTTAGTAGCTAAGTACAAGTCTTCTCTTAGTTTCTTCCGGGCGAACTCAGGCAGATTTTGAGCAGCTTTAAGCTCTTTGTTTATCATGATCAGATCTCTATAAAGAAAGTTTATTGGTGATGTGGATAAGCTGCCATCCGGTAGCGAGTAGATTGGCCGCATGTGTGGGGGCATGACTGGAATGTTTTTTATAATATACGCTTCGTCTGGTTTTAATTTATTTTCATCTAACGCCCTGAGATAGCGCATCTTTTTATTTACTTTGTCTAGTTTATCGCCGGACAGGCCCTTAACCTGGGACTTCAGATCACTCAAGGCTTTGGCTGGGTCGACCTTAGAAAGCAAAGTCTTTATGGCCTCACCACCGGTAAGAAAGCCAGGTGCCGCAGACTCTGATTCTTCCATACTTTGAGGATTTATGTACAGATTACCGGAAGTAATTCTATCGAATTTTTTTCCGGTCATGTCTAGGACAGTCATAGCGGCTTGAGACATTATTGGAGAAACGACCGGCTCTGCCAGCTCTATGTGTGTCCATTTTTTACCGTCAATGCCTCCGGTTTTAATGTCGTCGAACAACCCGTCTTTAATGGGCCTTAAAGTCTTGGCCATCATAACTTGAGCGTCATCTATGGCGCCGTTAGATTTAGACAGAATTTCTGAGTCAGTCATTGGAATGAGCATCAATTGCTGTCCATCTTTTTTTACGTTAATACCAGCCGCCTGCATTAAAGAAAATAATTTATCTGTCGCAAACGGAGTTTGAGGGGCCGGTAAGGGCAGCCCCAACCGTATTTTGTTCCAAAGCTCCGAGTTTTTATTGGCTTTATATGTAGCGGCTTCTCGTAGGTTTTCACGAGCACCGTGCGCAATCATGGCATTCCAGGTTAGCCTATCCATGGCTCTAGCGGAAGTACTGCCAGTTTTTGCCGGCTGTTCATCAGAGTTGTAGGCGGCATACGGGCCTCTAGAGGCCTGCTTCTTCTCGACAGTATGTGTGAGTTTATAGATATAAGCAGGACCTACGGTCGTCTCAGCTAAAAGCCGCCCTGTTTTAGGATCATACATTTTTTCTGAGGGTTTAACACCGTATTCGTTAGCCAACGCTTCGATAGCCTTGTTAGATTTAATATTTGTGTCGAAGTTAGTAATCTTTATAGGAGAGCCTTTTTTCAGTGCGGCCTTGCCTGCAATGGGCTCGTATATTTGACCAACGTTAATGCGGCCGGGGACGCCATACGGCGCCATCAAGAGATCCGATCGTATCCCTGTCTCAGATACTGGCATTTCTTCGTCGGGCAAAATGCCTGTAATTACGCCTTTATTGCCATATCGGCCTACTAGCTTGTCACCATCCACTGCTGGAGTTTCCGTCGATACATATACTCCTATTTCACCGTTGGAATGTGTAACTCGAACTACTTTACCGACAGTGTCATGATCGTATTTAACCCCTCCGTCAATATACTTGGTTATGAGTGTCTTGGATAATCGACCCAGTGCTATGTCTGACTCCGAGGGTTCCCTATAATGCAACAGCGCAACTAAAGTATCGCCGGGCTCAACAATCTCACCTTGTTTAATAACGCCATTAGCGTCAAGCTTGGCCTGCTGTGCACTGGTCATACTTGATGGGAACTGTTGCATATAGGTGCTCACTCCAAGCTTATCGTCATCCCCGTAGGAAGTCTTGTAAGTGTACAAATGCTGGCTAGTTAGTTTTTTAGCAGCACTTTCAGAAATAACGATACCGTCCTCAAATGTCTTGTCTTTGAATGGCAAATACGCAATATTTAAATTTGTTCCAAGAGCCAAAGTCTTGTCTTTAGTGAAATTATCTTCGGCGATTGTTTGGCCATACTTTACTTTATCCCCAGGCTTAATAATAAAGTCAGAATGCATGAAAGCTTTATTGGCTAGAGGAAAGTAATCGTATCTGTACACTTTAAAAATTTCACCATCAGCATCGGACTTAATTTCGGCGTAATCGTCTCTTACTGAGAGTACTTGACCATCGACCGGAGACTTCACAGAAAAAACTCTAGCCAGCGCTTTTTCTTCAGTATCTAACTTAGTACCATCGTAGTCTACGTCTCCACGAAGGTTTTTTACCTGGACTAATGGCGCTTCTCTATTTTTTAGAGAGATAGCCTGCCCTGACATTTTATTGGCCATCATCGCACGGTTTCCCTGAACATCGGCAAAAAACGGAATAATGTTTGAGGCCACCGAAAGCATACTTGATGGATCTTCTATTGCATAATCTACTTTAGAATGAGGGACCTGTTCTATCTTGCCCTTATATAAAACTCTGGCAGTATCAAAGTTAAATTTCTTAGTTTTGCTGTCGTACTGGTCCGGAAAGGCGACGTATTTTTCATATCTATCCAGGTTTGATAAATATTCGGTCTTACCAGTTTTTAAATTCAAAACCGGGGTTTTTATTTCTTTGTCTTCGATTAATGCATCTTTAGTAAGATTTAAGTTTATGCCAATGCGCTTAGACTCTGGTGTCTGAGATGGGTCTAGGGCTCCTAAATGAGAGTTACTTACTGCGCGCATCCCGGTGGTTACTATGTCTAGACTGGAGATGCCTCCCTCCCCCATCAATGTAGTTCTAGTGAGAGCATTAACCATGGAAACTGGATTCGTCTGGTCTGACGTAGTACTTAAGCTAGACTGTGTCAGAAAGCTTCTAATGGGCTTGTTTAAATACTCTTTCGAGTAGATATCGCTAATCGTATCTTTCGTGTTTAAATTATTTTTAATCTTGGCCTTAACTTCACGAGACTTGGCATTTATCCTGGCACCTAGAAGCTCTTCGACAGGCATGATATTCTTAAAAACTAACGAGTCGCGTTCGTCAGGCTCTTCTTCATTTTTAGATACTTTTATAAGCTTGTCTGAAGTTCTTAAAAGTGCATCGGCTGTAATTTTATCAAACTCTCTGCCGAGAGTGATCTTGGTAGTTTCGGGGGCAAGTTCAGTGTTATCAAAAAATGCCTTTATCTCACGTTTCATACCATCTAAATCTAAACCGGCGTCGGCCTTGCTTTTATATAAACTATGGTAAACTTTAGAAATGTCTTTCTCTAATTGAACCTCGTTAAGCTTATTAAGCTCAAAAAGATCTTTGCCCCATTTAGACTCTATTTCTTTATCGGACACACCCAGGGCCTTCATGATAGAGTAAAGGCTCGGATTTTTACCCCCGATTTTAAAGTTTATCTTGCCAGATTCCGGGTTCATCCACATGGACATGCCCGAACTGCCGCCCTTGCTTAGATTGAAGAACGACTCTACTTCGCCGTTATCTTTAACGCGAGTGTAAACTCCAGGCTTAAGTCTAAGCTGATTTACTACGTGGTAATCGTTACCTCCGTAGATAAAGCTGCCTCGATTAGTCATGACTGGCTGATCGATTAAAGATACTTTTCGACGGTCTATTATGTCCCCGGTATTCTTGTCCCGCAGCACTAACGTAGCCTTAATTGGGGAGACTAAATCTTTAGACTTAAGCTTCGCATCTAAGTGATTTTTAATATTGAAGCTCTGGTCATACATCTGACTAGCCGTGAGCTTGTCTATGGACTCTATGTCTAAGATTCTGTCGTTGGTCTCGACTGGAAAAATGCTATCTTTTATGGCGGTCTCTACTTTAGATTTAATAGCAGCCATTCTTTCTAAGCTATTCTGATACATTCTCCATGCCCCCAATAAATAGTTTGTCTATAACAGAGTATCGCTTAATACAAAATAAGTCAATCCCGGCCCTACGCTTGACTTATAGTATAATTAAACTTATCATATAAACGTAGAAGAATACCGTCTGGAGAAAATATATGTTTGATAAATTGGCCCTGAATAGTGAATTTCTAAGAAATCTAACGGATGATTTGTTAGTCAGTCCATTTGCCAAAACACTAAAACAGAGCATTGATCCTGTAAATAAATCGATTAGCTCNGGTATAAAAAATATAGTTGACGAGCTCGGCATGATCGGGCCTATTGTAGCTGCGGGAAACACTATCGGAGGTATAGGTGGTGGTATTGCATCTGGGCTGGTTGGTGGAAGTATCGGTGCCGGGGCTATGTACTTAACGCACAGAACTAGAATGGAAGAAGAAAAGAAACAGCATGATATTTTGGTTAAAAAGTTAATAAAGGCTCTAACTATGAATAGATGAGGAGGGATTATGGAAAAGTATGGAGTGTGCCTTAATGAAAAAACTGCTGGAATGGGACCTGGTGTGGGTTATTGCGACAAATGCAATGCCCCGGTAATCGCAAAAGATGGGGAATACAAAAAAACATGCGACTGTAAGGCCGCAGCCGTCATAACTTTTAATAATAAATAAGCACTAAATAAAAAAAGCCGGAGATAAGTCTCCGGCTATTTTTTTTTTAAATTAAGCTATTGCCTGAGCAAGTGACGCCATATCTGCCTTTCCGGCTTTCCGGTCTTTCATCATCTTAAGCATTAGTAGCAATGCCGAGATTCCAGCTGCACCACCTAGAGCCATTCTATTGCCGTCTGATGCATTCTGGAAATTGTTAACTAAAGTTTTAATGGCCGAGCTTACGCTACCGCCAGCGTCAGAAATCATTTTTCTAACTACAGCACCAGTTTCTGCGTCGGCGTTAGCCCCGCGCATCTGATCTTCTAACGAACGCTGGTTAAGAGTCACTGCATCCCTAGTATCTTTATCCAGAGCAGCGATTTCGTCATCCATTAGGTCGCCCTGTCTCTGAGCTCCGCCGGCCATAATGTCTTGGTTGGTCAACATATCGTTCTCCAAATCTTTCAAAATAGATCTGCGTCCCATGCCAGTTATGCCGGCCAATACTGATTCGAGGCCACCAGATACTTGACCTCGGAGACCATCGGCGGCCATGAGAGCTTCGTCTAAGCCACCCTGGATTTCTGGAGTGACTTGTTTCAGTTTATGCATCCAGAGATCTGGCATACGCCGAACACCGCGTCTTCCATCCCACAGATCTTTGTTTAAGTTATTATTATCCATCATTTGAAGCATAAGGCCGGCTTCGGCTTTGGCGCGCTCTTTGGCTCTTGCATTCAGTCCGGCGTTAATTAAATCCAAATGCGACGGTTGCGCTGGATGAGTATTCAGTGCATTTTCTAAATCATACATCTGCTCATACCCAGATGTCGCCAAATCAGCGGCTTTATTTCTTGAAGACTTAAAAGCGTTTGGAAGCACCTGGCGCATGTCGTGTAAATTGCCGCGGAGATCTATCATAGAGTTCTGGAGATCCTCGCTGTTCATTTCAGTAGCTTGCACTCTTGGTTCCAGCCAATCTGCTGTGCCATGCATTTTGCGCCCAATAATGTCTCCGATACTGCCATCTCCGGCCAATTTTACGCTGGCGATAGTATTAATGTCGTTAGCTAGTTTTTCCCGAATCATTTGATTCTCCTTAAAGAATTTTATTATTTTTCAAAGTATTAAGCACTTTGAGAAGGGCAGAGCTGCCAGTAGCTTTGGCATGCCTAGCAATGTTCTCCGGTCTATACTTCATTCTTGTTATGTGCCCCATAACATCCTGCCCAGCCAATACTTCTCTGGCCACAGCATTTCTCGTAATCTGATCGGCCAGCTCTGCAGCACGCATGTTAGATCACAATTTGTTAATTAATTCTGCTTCTAATTTGCGTTTGCCAGATATTGCCCCGTAAATCGCAAGTCCCCCAATGATAGGCAGTCCGAGAGGCAGGTATGGATTCTCCAGGCCGGATAAATCGAAATTTGCACCGCCAGATTCGGATATGAAATTAGCCAGTTTTACGAATTCAAACATAAAAGCTATTCTCCGCCTATTCCGCCAGCACCTTTACCAGCATAATATCTAAAAATGTCAGACAAGCCAGACCCTAGTGCCCCAGCAACTAACCCGGCAACTGCCCCATGGCGCATAACTTTGCCTGGAGTTGCCATGCCTAGTAATGGAAACAATATTGGAGCAGATAGCGCACCAACTCCGGCACCAATCAGGCTATTCCGTCCCAAGTCTTGTGCAACTGCATCGTACAAATGAGACTGCCCGGTGTAATTAGACATAGCACCGTATAGGCCAGGGTCGGACAAGACTGCGTCTATGTTAGGATGCTGTCCTCTAAGCCCAGCCAAAAATCTTTCCATCTCATTGGAGATCTTAGTTTGCATACTCAGCCTCAGTATTAGTACTCAGCTTCATAATAACAGCAAGGTAATAAAAAGTCAAATTATGTTATAAGCCAATAAATAATATTAGGAGAGCTTTTATGTATTTAAAAATTCATAAAATACTACATAACACCCCAGTAGAGGGGCCAGGCTTAAGAAGCACTATTTGGCTACAGGGCTGCAGCATTAAATGCCATGGATGCTTTAATAAGCAAGCACAGGGTACTAGAGGCGGACTTAAAATTCACTATAAAAAGTTAGCACATGAACTTGCTGAAAATATAAAACTAAATAATGGACTAACTGTTGCCGGTGGAGAGCCCCTAGATCAGTGCCATAGTTTGACAGAAATGCTGCGCTATTTAATAAGTATCAGACCGGATATAAACATAATTTTATATTCTGGGTATGAATTCTCCGAGATATTAAAAAGCAAATCTAAACTAAACTGTGTCTGCTTGTCTGATATCTTGATAGCTGGGCCATTTGTCAAAAGTCTAAGCCCAGATAAACGTAAGTGGATCGGGAGCTCTAATCAAGAAATCATATTTATGACCGATCGGATACCAGAACTTATACGTAAGTGGCCTTCGAGTAAAACCGAATGTCATGTGACTATTGACAAAGATAGTATGTTTTTCGCTGGTAGTGGAGGGCTAGAATTATAGCAAAAATAAACAGAAAAAATACAGCACGGGAAAAAGCAGAAAAAAGCGTAGTCGTGCGTAAGCTGAATTTAAACGCGCAGGCAGAAGGTAATCGTCTCGTGGCAGAACTAGAAATTTTAAGAGCAGCAAAATCAGTATTTGAAGAGCGGGTGCACGAAGACGGTAGGAAGATGGACGAGTTGCGAAAACAAGTAGTGTTTTACAAAAAAAAACGGCAATACGACTAAAGATTTTAGTTAGTGCAATACACATAGCATGTTATGGTGCTAAGCCAAAAAAACCAAATATGGATGAGCTGAAAGCCGGCGCTATTTTCGCAGTCAGAAAACTTAGGGAAATAAAAAAAGCTGAAGGCGGGAAATGCCTATCCCTAGATAGTACTACGGAAATAAGAAAATTACTGAGCAAGATAGAAAAAGATTACAAGTCTCTATTAATAAAGCTTGGCGAGGTCTACTCCAAAAATAATCTATTCGATGAGTATAAAAACACTAAGAATATAACGGACACGATTAAACAGAGTTTGACGACGATAACTTTTATGTTAGAAAACGACAAAAAATAAAGGCTGACTCAGGCCTTTTTTTAGCCGTAAAAATGCAGCATAAAACAGATATAAGTATAGTAGTCAAGAGAGCTATTTAAGCCCTCTTGGCTAGTTTGGCAAGTTCAAACTTAGCTACGATTAGCTAGGATCAGACTTGCCAAATTACTCCCGGGATTGAGTCACTCCTCCAATTGATTCTCCCGGGAGGTTTTGTTCCGAGCCCGTAACCAATCGGGCAAGGCGCATCCCTTAAAGGAGGGTAATTATGCGCAAAAGATTAAGTTAGGATCAGATTCAAAAAGATCCCAATCTTTTTGGCCTTAGCCGGACTAGTCTCTGGCGGGCCAAAAATCGCGGATGGGCCTGGGTGGGCTACCATACGCGAGAGGTATTGGTGGCCCGCCCAGTTTTTCTGCGTCATTGCACCCAGGACGCAGTGAAACTAACTGAACGGGGTGCTGTATCAGCATTAATCCAGTGCCAAGCACCAGGCCGGTTCTGGGAAGATGCAATCCAGGAAGCTCTGCTGAGATATGTAGAGCTCTCTGCCGTGCACGAAGACGGCAGAGTCCGAGACCTGGAGAACTGGTGCTACGCTGTTGCGAAAACGGCAGTGCTTAATTTCCTGACTCGCGAGGGTCATTGGAGATCGAGGCATCACAGGCACGCCAGCCTGCACCAGTTTGAAGAGATTTTGGCCACGGGGAATTAAGTTTCTTCGTGGCACTCTGGGCAGTGAGTTAACACCACACACCGCAACCCGGAGTTACATACGAGCCAGATCGTCGGTGTATCTGGTAGTTCTAATCCCTTAAGGAGGGGAATATGAACGATAAGCCACTTTCTGTCGTGGCCGATTGGTACGACTGTGTAACAGATGAGAAGACTCTGCTCGAAGCCGTAGCCAAGCTAAGCCACGACAGAAAGCTGACGGACACCCAGGCCGTTAAGGTATTTCGGCTGGCGACCTGGGTTTATAGTAAGAGGCAGCTGTTCGAGGCTGCCCTGGCCGAAATGAACGCAGCTGCGATCTCCCCATCCAAACAGGACTATTTGGCGGGGCTGTTGAACGCAGCCATCAGCAGCTATGTACTTGGCCGAGACTGCTCGCAAGAGCGTCTGCGGCTGAAAAAGCTGCTGAAAAAGAATTTCAAATCCTGCCTGCCAGTAGTGTATCTTTGGCAGGCACTTTCCGCCGAATTCCTCGGTGGAAAAATACAGACTCTGCCCGGCATTATGCCGGAGCAGGTTGAAGCCGCGATTTTGTCGCGGCTTAACAAACAGGAGGAAAGTATGGAAAGTAAGATTTTAAAGGCCCTCGAGGGCCTTGAACAACAAGTACGAAAAATGAACTCTAGACTGACGAGGCTGGAGTCTATCACAGCTCCGGCACCAGCTCCGGCACCAGCTCCGGCACCAGCTCCGGCACCAGCTCCGGCACCAGCTCCG